AATGCCAATGTATTGATGCCAGGTTATGGTAAAGTATGGTATGGTGATTTAAATCTTACTGAAGATTATTTAGTATTGAGAGAAATTGCTCAAAATTTAAATACAGATTTATATGTGTTGTGGGAAAGTGATGGACGATTTGGAGATGAGAATAAACCATTTGATGAGTTGATTAAAAAGGCAGTATGGAATACGGATGAACTTAAACCAACTAAAGAATGGTATAAAAAGAAACGGGAAACTAAGTAATGGCCCGAGATATATTTGGAAATAAAAGAAAACTTCGTAAAGAAAAAGATTTTAGTTATCAAACATCCGAGTGGGATGTTACTAAAGAGAAAATAAAAATAGTAATACTATTAGCTGTATCTGCAGTTTTTATGTATTACATAATATTAGGACAAGGATAATATAATGGCAAGACCAAGAGGACGAGACGCAAGACCGAAATTAGAACCAATCAGAAGGAAGTGTTCTACTTGTGGTAAAGTAAAAGTAGTTAAACATAGGAGTTGGAATGTACCAGCTGCTAGTTCAGAATTTAATATACCAACATATAATAAAAACGCTGAACATAAAAATAGAGAAGACCGTGCTGGCGTAGAGGTTAGAAACTATTGTAGTATTGAATGTTCTGGAGATAGTTTTTTAAACAAGTATACAGAAGAAGACTTTGACAGATAATGCAAAGAAATCAATCTTTAGAGATGCCGGCGGAGCAGGAAAAGGAGATAGACCAAGAAGTTATTCCACAAAGGAGTGGGGTGATAGGTGGGATAAAATTTTTGGTAACAAGGAAGAAGTGGCACGAGAAGAATCTGGGTCAATACATCCATCAAAGACTGAACGAGGAAAATCTAACGATGAATGATTTGGATGAAGATACAATTAATTTTTTCTTTCAACAATTTAAAATTGATAAAAATATGAAGATGAAACAGACAACGAAGGGTAAAGTGAAATAGGTTATGTTAAGACCGATAGGTGCAAGAGTAGTAGTTGAACACAGAGAACGACAAGAAAAAACAGAGAGTGGAATTATAATACCAGATACAGCAAGAGAAGATGGATTACCAGACATAGGAACAATAGTTGCATGTGGTAAGGGTTCGGTAAGTCATATGACAGGAGAAAGAATACCAATGGAAGTTAGTGTTGGTGATGATATTTACTATGGTAGATTTCAGGCACAAGAACTTGAGTATAAAGGTAAGAAATATTTGATACTTGGTGAACAAGATATTATAGCAGTGATAGAGGAAGAGGAGTAGAGATGGTTGAAATGACAGTTTTTATGGGTGTAGTAATAATATTCCACTTGTTTATTAATGGATAAAGATTTAACAAAAAAATCTGATTTTGAATCAATAGAAAAATTCATAACAGATGTTAAGAGTATTGATATATTAAAAAGAGAGTTAGCTAAAACACCGATTGATTATGATAACATCGGGCCAATACCAAAAAAAAGATTTGAAAGAAAAACTAAAAAATGATTTCTAAAGATAATTTAAAAAACAAATTAGAAAAATTGGAGTTGTTAATTGATAAGACTCAACCTGATGAATCAGATAAAGAACAATTATTTCAACAACATCAAATAGATAATTGTGATAACGGTTAGTATATGAGTAGTGGCAGATAGAAAGCACCTACTTATCGTAAAGCAAAAAGTGAATAGATAAACAGAAACTTAAAATTAAACAATAACCTGCCATTACTTATATACATTGTTATATACTGTATTGGCGACTTAAAAAGCACAGACCTTGAAAAAATACAATATAATTTATGCAGACCCTGCTTGGAAGTTTGGAAGTAGATTAGCGAATGGAAATGATAAAAACGGAATAGTAAATTTAAAGCAAGTTAAAATTGGTGATAATTATACCGTAATGACAACCGATGAAATTTGCAAAATGCCTGTAAAAAATATGACTGCTGATGATGCTATTCTTTTTTTATGGACAACCGATGCTCACTTGGAAGAAGCAATGAAAGTAATAAACGCTTGGGGTTTTAAATATAAAACGATTGGTTTTACTTGGTTAAAAAAAGAAAAAAGTGGTGTTCAAAGTTGCTATGTAGGTTTTTGGACGACTAAATGTGGCGAAATATGTCTATTAGCAACAAAAGGCAAAATGAGTAAATATTTAAAAAAACGAAATGTAAGGCAATTAGTAGAAGCGGTAAGAGGTAGGCATTCTGAAAAACCAAACGAAGTAAGAAAAAGAATAGTTGAAATGTTTGGAAATGATATTCCAAAAACAGAACTATTTGCAAGAGAAAATTTTGACGGTTGGGATGCGTGGGGCAATGAAGTTGAAGACAGTATAGACCTAAGCCAATATTGTATATAACGGAATGCAAATAAGAACAGTAAAATTATGAAAGAAAAAATATTAAAAATAGCTGACAAATTACGCAACAATGAAATAACAACAGAGGATGCAGAAACCCTTTTATTGTTTTTATTTGGTGTTGTACACTGTATTGCGATTAAATAAACTAAAACTTTAATTAAATGACGAAACATAGTAATAATATTTTTTTGAGCGATGGCAAAATGGCTGACGATAGGAAGACAAATAACCTATTGTGGTTTGGTAACTGCTTGGAAGAAATGAAACGAATACCAAGTAAAAGTATTGACCTTATTTGTTGTGATTTACCTTATGGAACGACTGCTTGTAGTTGGGATACAATAATACCATTTGAAAAACTTTGGAAAGAGTACAAGCGAATTATAAAAGATAAAGGTGTTATAGTATTATTTGGTTCTGAACCATTCTCTACGCTTTTAAGAGCAAGTAATTTGGATTGGTATAAATACGATTGGATTTGGGAAAAGAATAATGCAGGAAACTTTCAATTGGTAAATTACCAACCTTTAAAAGTACACGAAAATATTTCTGTATTTTACAATGAAACACCTAATCTTCAATTTTCTGAAATTATGAAAAGCAATATGGAACGACTTAACTTAAAACAAATTGACGTTTCAAGATTGCAATTATCTAAAAATGGGAACATAACAGGCTGGGTCGCAAATAAATTAAATGGTTCACAACTACCAACAAAAGAGCAATGGTTTAAAATATGTGATTTATTTGGAATAGAGGATAATTATAATGAAATACTAAACTCTGTAAAAAGTGTTACTTACAACTTGGATTTACAAGATACAGATATTAAATGTAGTAATAAGGGGAAAGCAGGAAGTTTAGGTCATTTATCATCTGAAAGCAAAAGAGAAACTTATAACCAAACAAAAACAGGCTATCCAAAAAGTATATTAAAATACAATAGAGAAAATGATTACCACACAACTCAAAAACCATTAGGATTGATAAAGTTTTTTATTGAAACTTACTCCAATAAAGGGGAAGTGGTTTTAGATAACACTTGCGGAAGTGATACAACAGGAATAGCAAGTTTTGAACTTGGTAGAAATAGCATAAGTATTGAAAACGATTTAGATATTTACAAACTTGCTAAAAAAAGAAGGGAAGAAAAAAATATTATTGCGGTTGATATGCACGAAACTTTAATTGATGCACAGACGTAGCAATATTGTGTACAACGTTAAGGGTATGGTGTCGGTTGCTTTTCGCAACTGCACCATAACCATTGTTGTGCATAGTGCGGATTATTAACAGAAAAACTAAATAGAATGAAATTATACAAAGGAGATTGCTTGATAGAAAGTGATAAAATAGAAAGTGGAAGCGTTGATTTAATATTAACTGATTTGCCTTATGGAACGGTTAAAGATATTAAAAATGTAAATCATGGAATGAGTGGAAAATGTGATTGGGATGTTGTAATTGACACAAACGAAATTTATAAAATAGCAAATAGAATATTGAGAAAGGATGGTAAAATCATTTTGTTTGCTCAACAACCATTTACAAATGAATTAATAAATAAAGCTATTGAAAATATACCTTTTAATTATAGTATGATTTGGGAAAAAGACCACTTTGCAAATGCTTTGACTGCTAAGAAAGCACCTCTAAATTACTATGAAGATGTTTTAGTTTTTAGTAAAGACTATGAAAAGGGAAAAAATATAAAACCAACAAATCCTGTTTATGATTATCTAAAAGGTTGCAAAATTGAAAGCGGAATAACTACAACTGAATTTAATTATAAATATTGTGAGTATTCAGGCAAAGAAAAAAACAAGCATAGAAGTTTGGTTGCAAGATATTGGGAAACATCACAATTTTTAGTACCTACAAAAGAAATATATGAAAACGTTTTGCAACCCACTGGATTTTTTAAATTACCTTATGAAGAAATGATAAAAATGAATACTTATAAAGGTTCTATTTTTAATTTATGGGAAGGTAAAAAATACAAAAGCAATATTTTAAAATACAAAAAAGATTATGATGGACACCACCCGACACAAAAGCCTATTTTATTGTTAGAAGATTTGATTAAAACCTTTAGTAATGAAAATGATTTAGTAGTGGATTTAACTATGGGTAGTGGAAGTACTGGTGTAGCTTGTAAAAACACCAATAGAGATTTTATAGGTATTGAGATGAATGATGAATACTATTATATTGCTTGTAAAAGAGTAGGATTGTAGTATTATGCACAACATTAGATATGTTGATAATTTAAAGAATCAGCTGAATTTAACTTTAGATGAAAGAGAACATTTAATTTACATCATGAGAACTTCAAACAAAGTTTGGAAGATGAGAAATAAAATGTTAGATGGAGATTGGAACTTAGAAGATGTTAAGTTAGATGATATGGAAAAAGAATTAAGAACTCTTTTACCTAATAATAAGATAGGTGCCATTAAACATTATAGACAAGTTATGATAGACGAATTTGGAAAACAAGTTTCTCTTAGAGATTCGAAAGAACGAATAGATAATCTCTGCAGAGAAATGACTTACGAACAAGGTTTAATAATAAACCACTAAACAAGGAGTACAGGTTATGTATTTTGAAACACAAGTAATATTTACAGAAGAAATCCCAACAAAGAATGGAGTACGAGAAAAGAAAACTCGTAGAGCATTTTTAGTTGAGTGTGATTCGGTAAGTGTAGCAGAGTCAAAGGTAAATGGATTGTTAAAAGATTCACCATATCCCTTTGAAGTTAAAGTAGCAAAAGAATCTAAGATTGTAGAGGTAATTGATGCCTAATTTAACATGGTTTTATTTCCATGTAGGATTAGCACTGATAATAATAATAACTGATGCTAATGGAACATTAGAACCAGCGGTGAATAAATTTGAACAGAAGATTGGGTTATATACACCACCTGATACTATTGATTCAACACCACCTTATTATATTGAACCAATAGAATCAGATTCAACAGACTGGAGAGTTTAGGTATGGAGCATAAAATAGATGATTATAATAAAGGTTATTTAATTGGACTAATAATAGTAGCAGTTATTGGTGTTGCATTATTTTTCATACCATTTTGGGCCCTTTGGAATTGGCTAATGCCTTTATTTGGAGTACCTAAAATAACACTTTTACAGAGTGTTGGGTTATATTTATTATTACGAATTATTTTCTTTCAGACTAATTATACTAACAAACAATAAGGAAAACTTTATGGGCATTAGTATGGTGGAGATTAAAGAAAAATTAGAAAAAGCGTATAACGATGAAAATTGGAGTATCATAGAAGAGTTGTTAGAAACCTTATCATATGAGATTGAAAATGGTGAAGGTTTATTTGAACAATATAAAGATGATGAAGAAGAAGATTTATGGGGCTGACATGGAGATCGACTGGTGTTATTCGATACTAAAGTGCAGCAGAGTTTGAGTAGACTCTTAAATAAGACTCAACGAAACCTAAATGGCGATACATCGCTACAAGGGTTGGACATTGATTGGCATCTAGCCAATGCTGAAATGGGATTCGACAATTTTGTTGCTCCTGTTCAGAATGACCAACCAACTTACGCTTACGCATAAGTTACTGAGTTGTCTAACACTCGGTCATAAAATAAGTTAGACAAACAACTCTCGCATATGAGTATAAAGATGCACGGAGCTATCCAAAAAAATAGTCGGTGGTTTGTAGGTAACTTCTCGGAGGGTAGTAACCTAATAAGCTGTAAATGACTTTGTAAAGAAATCATACAGGACGGGAGTTCGATTCTCCCCAGCTCCACAACTAAGAGGAAATGAATGAAAAAAATAAGACATGGTAAATTACCAATTACATTAGAAAGTTCAGATGAATTAACACCTGATTTATTAGAAACAATACAATTGAATTTGATGTATGATAAAAAGAGAAAAGATAATCACACTGGATGGGAATCCTGGAAAGATGAATATGGAAATTGGGTTAACCCGTACAAAGCGGATAAAAACCAATTAGAACTTTTCGAGAAAATAAAATGATAAAAAAATTGATTTTAACAATGATAGGAGATATTTATCTATGAGTGAATATGATACTTCATATTTGAATAAAATTATGAAGAATATAAAAATATATTTTGGAGTTGGAATAATAATGATATTATTTTTCAACACCTTTGTATGGACAGAGCTGTTTGAAAATTATAAAGATTTCCATAAGCAAACGCTTGTGGAATTGAGAGATGAGAATAGTAAACTCAAGAACATAGTTCAAGAGTTTAAACTGGAGGGATTGAATGTTACTGTTACAATGTATCATCCAGTTTCGTATCAAACTGATTCTACACCGAACATTCTCGCGGATGGAACGCGCATAAGGGTAAATAAAGCTAGTGAATACCGATACATAGCGGTGAGTAGAAATCTTTTGACACGATATGGTGGATGGTTAAATTACGGTGATTTCATTTATCTCAAAGGAACATCAGGTAAAGATGGTATGTACCAAGTACGCGACACAATGAACGCAAGATTTGTAAATCGTATAGACATCTTGGAATCGCCAGGTACACCACCATATAAATACACCGATGCTCAAATTATGAAACACTCTATAGAGTTAGTTAGTGGAGATCGAGATAGTTAAAATAAAGCTTGACTTTTATATAAAAAAAGTCGTATATTTAAACAATGAAAAATACAGGTTATTAATTGAAATCGTGTTATGAAAAATCAAATATAGCGGATAAGACCAATCCTATTAATATCACATATGATGAATTGCTACACAAAAGTGATTCAGAGATTGATACATGGATTGATGAACTTCGTACATATGTTATAACTCAATGGGATGAAAATGGCCAACCTCCAGTCATAGGACAAAATGAGGATACCATTATTTCTAATTGGAAAAAACTTTTTGGTTACGATGTTAAATCATTCTATACAGAAGATTTAAAAGTAATTAAGAACTTCAATAAATTTGCTTCGGCAGTAAATCAATTCTTTCCAACAATGTTAAAAACAAAAATATCAAGTGGAGTTAGTAGTGAAGGTGCTACATCTATATATGATATGTTTAAAGAAGATGATTTACGAGATACTTTTAAAAAGGCTATGTTGAGAGCTTTGTATAAAGATTCAATGTATAGTTTTAGTAAAAGTATTTTAAAGGATGAAGTGGATAGGAATGTAGGTGAGTATTTAAATTATTGGAATAATAATGATAAGTATGGAATCACCGTTATACGACAAACCGATAAAACTCCTGTAGATATAAATTCAAAGTATTTGTTATTAAAGGGTAGTGAAGTACAAATGTATTTAACGAGTGGAAACTTAACCGAACAGAATGTTCGCACAATAAGTGGTGAGTTAGATAATAGTATTACATTAAAGAATGGTGAGTTACGATATTACCATTACTATATAAGAAAGTATAAAAGAAGTCATAAGTTATTTCCTACAGCATTACAAATCTTTAGATTATCATTAGGACAACCCGCGGTTAACTTTCCTGCATTAACTGCTAAATTCTTATATGAACATTTTACAGAACATATTAAAGATGAGAAGATTACAGTATATGATTGTTCATCAGGATGGGGTGGAAGAATATTAGGTGCTATGAGTACCGATAGAGATTTACATTATGTAGGAACTGATCCCAATCCAGATAACATTGGACGATATGAGAGAGTAGCTGAATACTACAATACTCATTGTTTCCAAAGTAATCCATTTTGGGGGAGAGACAAGCCAAACACTTACGAAGTTTTCCAAGATGGTAGTGAGGTTATATGTGATAACCCTAAGTTTGATAAATATAAAAATTCGTTAGACTTTGTTTTCACAAGTCCACCTTACTTTAACCGAGAACAATACTCACAAGACGAAAATCAATCGTTCAAGAAATTTTCGGCGTACGAAGATTGGCGTGATAACTTTTTAAAACCTACTTTGACAACGGCGTATACTAATCTAAAAAACGATAGGTTTCTTTGTTGGAACATTGCGGACATCAAGATAGGTGAAGACAAATACATTCCATTAGAACAAGATTCAATTGATATTGTTAAATCACTTGGTGGTGAGTATCAAGGAATATATAAAATGTTGATGACACGAATGGTAGGAATCGATACATCAAAAATAAAGAATTCAGTACAAGTAAAGCATCATCCATTACAACGAGGTGGAGATGTTTTTAAATTTGAACCAATATTAGTATTTTATAAAGGAAAATTATGAATAATATATTTATACAAAATGAAATAGATGAATACATTCCTGATGTATTAAAGGAAGATGGTAATCCAATGTCTAAATGGAAAATGGAATACAGAGACTTTGTAGAAATGTTTGCTCAGTTTAATGAGTGGTTTGATAAAGAAGAAACTTTATTACATATAGGACATAGGAGAACAAATTTACCACCATTGGGTTCTATACACGATAACATATTTTTCAATTCTATGCATTGTATTGATGGTAAAAAATTAAAATCAATACGAGATGAAATACTTTGGGATTGGTGTCAAGTTGGAGAAGACGCTAACTTTATGTTAGAGTATTTAACACGAGGTTATACAAATAGAAGAACAGATTTATATTCAGCACATTGGGGTTCATATCAAGATGGTGGATGTTCCGAATACAGAGATGCTGAATTTCATAATAAGGAACATAAAAAATTAATGTCAAGATGGCCAGAATATGTGTCGTTAAGAAAAACAATGATGGCACAAGGTCCTGATGGAAATAATATTGGTGAAATAGATGAGTATAAATATAATATGAAAAAGGCTTATAAAGATTCACAAAAAGAATTAGAATAACTAATAAATGGAGATTAGAAAATGAAACAGTTAACACCTGAACAAATCCAACAAAATTGGGTTAAACTTCGCGAACTATTAAATAATACATTTAGTGGTGAACGATTAGAAAAGTTAAATCAAATGTATGATTACTTTGAAGACAGGATGGTTATGGCACCAGCAAGTGGTAAGGAACATTACCACAATGCATTCGTTGGTGGTTATGTAGACCATGTACTTCATGTAACTGATTTGGCTTTAAAAATAAATAAGTTGTGGAAAGACAATGGAGCATCAATAAATTATACTGATGAAGAACTTGTTTTCGCAGCTATACATCATGACTTGGGTAAAGTTGGTGATTTAGAAAATGATTATTATACACCAAACGAATCAGATTGGCATCGTAAGAATCAAGGATTAATTTTTAAACACAACGAAGACCTTCAGTTCATGACAGTTACAGATAGAGCAATCTTTCTGTTAAATCACTTTGGAGTTAAGTATTCCGAGTGGGAATATATTGGTTTGAGATTAACTGATGGTATGTATGAAGAAGCAAATAAAGCTTATTATATAGCATATCAACCTGAAAGACAACTAAGGTCTAACATTGCGTATATCTTACATCAGGCAGATATGATGGCAACTCATATAGAATATGATGAGTGGAAACATGGAGAACAAAAGAGTAAAGAACAAGTAAACAAAAAAGTCATCAATATCAAAAAGGCAGTTGCAACAGAAGTTGAAACTAAACTTGGTAGTGGGGATAATGCTAAGGATTTATTTGATGAATTGTTTGGAGATAAAAAATGATATTAGAAATACTATTAGGAGTTACAACAATTCTATCTATAGTACTTGGTTGGACAACATACAATCAATTACAAAAGGTAGAACGATTAGAAGAGTGGGCAGAAGAATATTCCCAAAAACTAATCGATACTAAAACAACATTGGACTTGTTAGATTCAGAAGGTAAGTTTGAATCTGATGATGAAATTGGAACTGTATTTGAGGGAATCAAAGATGCAGTTAATGACTTAACCAAATTAACCGAAAAGGATATTTAACATGCCAAGAAAAGCCAAGAAGTCTTCACCACGATATTATTTCCATCAAGGAACTGAAAATGCAATCATTCGTCATAATAAGGAAGATAGACCTTATATGAGGGAGAGAATTTATAATGAACATATTCGTACACCATTTGAGAAATTAGCAGAGAATATCATCCATACATTTAAGTTTTATTACTTTGATGTACCGAGTGCAGATGTCGTGCATGAGGTGGTTAGCTTCCTTTATATGAACATGCATAAATTCGCTGAGGGTAAGGGTAAGGCCTTTTCATACTTCAGTATTGTTGCTAAGAATTATTTAATTCTACACAATAATAATAATTACAAACGATTAAAACAACACGATAGTGAAGAGGTTACAGATTATCAACGAGATGCAATTTCAGAAGAAAAATCAAAAGAAAATCGTGAAGTTAAAGTTGAGTATTTAACTCAGTTAGCTGATTACTGGAGAAATAATCTTACTACTGTTTTTAAACGGAAGAAAGATTTAGATGTTGCAAATGCTGTTGTTGAGTTGATTGATATGAAAGATAATATTGATAACTTCAATAAGAAAGCTCTATACATTATGATTCGTGAAATGACAGATTCTAATACACAACATATTACGAGAGTGATTAATGTGATGAAGAAACACCACAATCAGTTACAGAAATCTTATCTTGCTACGGGTTCAATTGAAACTCGGTGGACAGGTAGTTGGTTTAATCAACCAAAAAGATAAAAAAAAAGGGGGCCATTTACAATCGACCCCCTTTATTATCTATCCGATATAGTACTACTTACGGAATAAACCCACCAACACCAACAATGCGACGAGTCCAGCGAAACCCGATTCGCCGAAACTGTTTATGATGGATGTCAGGTTACCTATAACATTAACACCGAAGATACCACTACCGAATATGACTTCGGAAACGGCACCAATGGCTACAAAGGATAAAAGTAAATGAGCAATGTCATCAACCCATCCCCTTACGAGTGCTATGATTTCCTTCATGGTTTTTATCTCCCGTTAGTTATCAATTAGTCGGATTTTATACCCGACAGTAATAACTATTGTATATATTTTAAAATATTAATGGGTATATACAAGTGTATATATTTATATATAACTATTTTCTGAACTTTTAATATTTATTATTGAATCAAATTCAATCAAAAATAGGTAATAATATGGCAATCGATTTTGAAGTTTTCGAGGGGAAATCCCTTTCAGATGTTTTTAAAGATATTTATGATAATTCAGTAACTAATAAAAAACAGTTAGAAGTGTTGATGAAAGAAGTTGTTGGGTTTATCAAAGATGGTGATACAGCTGTGCAAATAATTCCAATGCTAAAAGAGTATTTGGAAATCAATGTGAAGAATGATGAACAATTAGTTAAGTTAGCAACAATAGTTCAGAGGTTGGCTACTGCTGCTAAACAAGGTGATAGTGATGAAGAATTCGGGTTATCTGATAAAGAGAAAGAACAATTGATGACAAGTATAGAACATACTGTAAGTGAATTACAGGATCATTCGGACAATATAACGGCCAAATTAGATAATTAAATGCCCGTAAAAATGAAAAAGAAAGGTGGTGCTAAATCAGGACCACTTCAATCTAATAGAATACAAAATGTAGAATCAACGATGAGACTATTTAAACAATTAGTCCAGTCGGAAGAATTTTATGAATTAGAACCAGTAGAAATTTTGGATGTACATTTGGATGAGAGTAAATCATCTTTTCCAAAAACATCTGAAGATAAACCAGATTATGCTTTTATTGGTGGGATTCTTGGTAGGTTTGTTTATTCGGAACAAGGTAAGACAATAGATAAATGTAAAAATTTTAAACCGATGAATCCAAGTATAAACAATTTACCAGCAGTTGGAGAGATTGTGATAGGAGTTCAGTATCTTGGACAATATTATTATACAACACAATTAAATGTATTTGGTAATCCTAATTTTAATTCACAACATGGAATTAGTAGATTAAAAAGAAAGAACACACTTAAATCTTTGTTTGGTTTAGACACACCAAATACAGATGATAAAAGTGCTGAACTTGGATATTATTTAAAGAAGACAAAAGATTCTCGCAAATTATTACCACACGAGGGTGATGTAATATTTGAAGGTAGACATGGAAACACTATAAGAATTGGTAGTGATATAAAGAATGAAAATGAAGATTCACCAAACATTATTTTAAATGTTGGACAAAGTAAAGATGAGTTTCCTGAACCAAAACAACCAGTAGAAGAAAAGATTGATACGGATGGTTCAAGTATTTACTTGACTACAAATCAAAAATTAGAGTTTACTTCAGGAATAGAAAGTAAAGTAGTTACAGCTCCATATGAGGGTAAAAATATTTTATTAAGTTCGGATAGGATTATATTTAATACTAAGAACGGTGGAGATATTGGAATGTTTAGTAATAATAATGTTTCAATAGGAGCAGTTAGTGAAGTAGTAATTGAATCACCAGTAACAAAAATTGGTAGTTCAGGTGCTACTGAACCAATGGTATTGGGGGATAAATTAGAATCGGTGTTGAATGATATTTTAACATTAATAGAAACTGGATTATTAGCACCTACGGGTCCTGTACAAGTTGTTGCAGGACAACCAATATTACAAAAATTAAAAAGTGCATTAGGTATACCATCAATAAAAAGTCCAAAGAATACGGTAGAATAAAATGGCAGAAAAAATAGGTTGGGAATTATTTAGAGTTGAATATAAAGCAGCCTTAGAAAAGGGTGATGACATTGGTACGGCAATTGCTGATTCATATGATAAAGCAGTTAAAACCGCGGTACCAGGTATACCATATTTTGGTGGAACACAAAAAGGACAAGGAAGTGCAACTGTTCCAGGAATAATAGTTAAATCACCATTAAAAAAATTAATGGCAGGAATGTTAAATATGTGTTTGAAAAACCCATTACCAGTTCCACCATTTTCAGTTGCATTAGATACGGCATTAAAAATATATTGGACAGGAGCCGTTTCAAGTAATATGTGTGTTGTAGTAGTTCCAGGTGTTACTGGAGCATTTATTGACGCGGAAGGAATGAAAAATAAAAGTGTGGATGATTTTATTGATCAATTGATAAAAGCATTTGATACACACGCAAAACAAGTACAGGGGATAGGAGTTCCATTGGGAAATGTACCAACTGTATTTACAGGCTATAAAGTACCATCAGGTGCGTAAAGGAGTTAAACATGACTAAAAAAGACCTTGTAAAAATAATACAAGAAGTAGTACGAATTGAAGTTAAAAAACAGGTTAAACATATATTTATAACCGAGAAGAAATCTACTTCTCTCAAATCACTTACACAGCCAGTTCGAAAGAAAAAAGTAGTAAAGAAAAGAGAACCAGTACAATATACTGAGAACCAAACTCTGAACGATATACTAAATGAAACGGTTGGTTTAAATGAAAAATCACAAGAAATGGATGAGTATCCAACAATGGGTGGTGGTGCATTTGATTCAACAAGAGCATCAGAATTATTAGGTTATGGTGGAGATAAACAAACACAACGAGAAGTTGGAGCAGTACAAACTATGAAAGAAGCTGGAGTTTCAGCTAATCAAGTTCCAGACCATGTACAAGATGCTTTAACAAAGGATTATAGTAAGTTAATGAAACACAATAAGATGAAAAGTAATAGATAATGAACACAAGAGATATAAACAATCCATCAGTAGCAGCATTAAATGAGGACGAAGATAGTTTTTTCGGATGTACCTTTCCATTAACATATGGAGTAGGTGGTGAGGGATTTTTTCCCCGCTCAACAACATTAAAAGAACAAGCATCATCTAATATAAAAAATTTATTATTAACACAAAAAGGTGAAAGACTTGGACAACCAGCGTTTGGTAGTGATTTACCTGCAATTTTATTTGAACCAGTAACTGGTACTATTGGAGATAAAATTGATAGTGCAATTAGAGAAGCTTTAGCAATATGGTTACCTTATATTACAGCTGAAAATATTTTTACTATACAGGATGAATCTAATCCTAATCAGGTAACGGTTTCACTTGAGTTTAGAGTAGATACAGATGACCCTGATTCAATTGAGACAATGACATTTAATTTTAATACAGGAGGATAGAATGGCCGTCGATTATAATACAAATCAAAAAGTAGAGAAAAAGGAAGTCCAATATCTTGGTAGAGAATTTTCTGATATAAGAAACAATTTAATGGAATTTGCAAAGACATACTTTCCAAATACATATAATGATTTTAATGAATCAAGTCCTGGAATGATGTTTATAGAGATGGCAGCATATGTAGGAGATGTATTAGGATTTTATATTGATAATCAATATCGTGAATCATTATTACATGCAGCAGAAGAAAAGAAAAATATTTATAAAATTGCCCAATCATTTGGATATGAACCGAAACTATCAAGTCCAGCTACAGCAATATGTGATTTTAGTGTAGAAGTTCCATCATTACAAGTTGGAGAAACTTACCAACCAGATTTAGATTATGCACCAATATTAGCAGGTGATAGTACATTCTCATCTACTAATGGAACAACATTTAGATTGGCGGATGATATTAATTTTAAAGTATCGAGTTCTTTAGATAATATGGATATAAGAGTTTCAAAGTTTGATGAAACCACACCAACACATTTTACATTGACGAAAAAAGGAATTTGTAAATCAGGTACTAAAACATCACAAACATTTACTTTTGGTAATGCTACTAAATTCGATAAAATAATTTTAAGTAATAATAAAGTAATTGATATTATGTCAATAACAGATAGTAAAGAAGAAAAATGGTATGAAGTTCCATTCTTGGCTCAAGATACTGTTTTTGCTTCAATGGAAAATTCTGATAATAATAGTCCTGATTTAACATCATATAAAAAGGAATCCCCTTTCTTATTAAAGTTAATTAAAACTGCTAAAAGATTTACAAAGTATGTCCGTAGTGATGGTAAAACAGAAATAAGATTTGGTTCAGGTATTAGTTCAAATGCGGATGAAGAAATAATTCCAAATCCAGATAATGTTGGTTCATCGTTATCATTGGGTGTTAATAAATTGGATGAATCTTTTGATCCAAGTAATTTTTTGAAAACCAAAACTTTTGGATTGGCTCCAAGTAATACTACATTAACCGTAACTTATACTTATGGTGGTTCAGTTAAAGATAATGCACTTTCAGGTACAATTACAAATCTCGATAATGTTAGTTGGACATTTGATGATACAGGATTAAATGGTACAAAAGTAAGTGATATGAAAACAAGTTTAGTTATTACTAATGAAGAATCTGCAACTGGTGGTTCAAGTGGAGAGACAAATGAACAAGTTAGACAGAATGCATTAGCATATTTTAATTCACAAAATAGAGCAGTTACCAAAGAGGATTATATAATTAGAGTTTATTCATTACCACAAAAGTATGGTAATATTGCTAAATGTTTTATCGTTCAAGATGAACAGTTAGAAGAGAATACAAAATTGATTGTTAAGAATGGTAAAATTTCTAAAAACACATCTATAAGTACTTTACCTAATCCATTAGCATTAAATTTTTATACTTTAGGATATGATGCAAATCAGAATTTAGTAACATTAAACCACGCTGTAAAAAATAATTTAAAAACATATCTATCACAATATAGAATTTTAACAGATGCAATTAATATTAAAGATGCATATATTGTAAATATTAGTTGTAGATTTTCAATTATTACTCAAAGAGGATTTAATAAAAATGAAGTATTGTTAAGGGCAATAGAATCAGTTAAGAAATATTTTGATATTAAGAAATGGCAAATTGGACAACCAATAATTTTAAGTGATATTGCTTATGCAATTTCATTAGTGGATGGTGTGGCAAGTATTGTTCCACCAGAAGATGATAATCCACAAAAACAAATGGTAGTTATTGATAATGAATGGCAAACAGAAAGTGGATATACTGGCCATGTATATGATTTACAATCAGCAACCAAAGATGGAGTTATTTATCCATCATTAGACCCTTGTATTTTCGAATTAAAATTCCCAAATACTGATATTTCGGGTAGAGTAGTAGGAGATGTATAATGTATTATTTTGAATATCCAGTAGTAGACACAACAATTTATGAGGGAAATGTAAGTTCTTCTATCAATACAGGAATTGATCAAATATTAGAAGTTAGAAAAGAAGTTAATTCAGCGGGAACATCTGTTGGAGTATCTCGAATACTTATTAAATTTGATTATAGTTATATTACTAATCAAGTAAATACCGGAGTTATTCCAAGCGATGCAAAATATTATTTAAATTTATATGATGCAAGTTCAGAAGAATTAGCAGTAGAACAAACTCTATACACTTATATGGTAAGTGGAAGTTGGTCAGGTGGAACAGGATTTTATAGTAGAGACCCAGTATTAAGTGATGGGGCAAGTTGGAAATATCGAGATAACGATACAACAAAAACTGAATGGGTGAGTGGTAGTACAACACAAGGTGGTACTTGGTTTACTTCAAGTATTAGTAGTCAATATGAAGTTAGCTCTTCAGAAAATTTAGTTTATGAAACTAAAGATATTAGAATGGATGTAAGTGATTTAGTTAAAAATCATATTTATTCAAGTTCTATATTTCCAAATAATGGGCTTATTGTAAAGAGACAAAATGTAGCAACATCACAAAGTATGTATTCAATATTCGATCCAACAACCGCAACAGGTTCAGCTGAAGGGGATACTAATCATATTGGACATTTAAAATTTTTCTCACGAGAGACAAATACAATTTTTCCACCAAAGTTAGAAGTAGAGTGGGATGATAGTGTATGGAGTACTGGAAGTTTAAGTGCTTTAGCTTCATCCGATTTAGATAACCTAACTGTTTATTTTAAAAATATTAAATCTGAATATAAAGAAAAATCAAAAGTAAAATTCAGATTAGTAGGTAGAGAACTATATCCAACAAGAGGATTTTCTACTACACCCGCAGCGTTAACTGTAAAATCTTTACCAAGTGGAAGTCAGGCTCTCGGCCAAGGAACTTACTATTCAGTAAAAGATTCATTAACTGATGATGTAATAATACCATTTAGTACAGGTTCAATAGTTAGTTGTGATTCAACAGGTAATTATTTTAATTTGTGGATGGATGGGTTACAACCAGAAAGACATTATAAGTTTGAAATTAAAGTAGTAAGTGGAAGCGGAGCAGATGAATCATCTTTAGTATATGATGACGGATATGAATTTAAAGTGGTGAGATAAAATGCCCTATACAATAAAACAAGCTAGAAATACAGATTATTATAAAAATGTACAAGATGCAGACGAACATAAACTTTTAAAACATTTAGAAGAAGAAAAGAAAAGAGCTGCAATGTCTGGTTCTGCACTTGATGCAACAGACCCATTGAGAGATGATAGAGGATTTTTATTATCATACGAAGACCCTAAAAATCCAGGTGCTTCAATGGAAAAGGAACACCAATATGTTAGACTTCCTGTAGTACAAAAATCTTCAAATAAAGACTTGTGGTTAAAGTTTTTTGGTCCTGAAGAATTAGGCGGGAATGGAAAATCAGTATTTAATGAATTACTTACTGAAGTACCACCTGAAGAACCAGAAGTAACACCTCCTGAACTTGAGGGAATGAGAATAGAATTACAATCTAAGATAGATGCTCAAGATGAATTGAATATAACATTAGATGAAACTATAACAGAATTACAAGAAGAACTTGCAAAAGTAGCAGAGGGTGATTAATGTTAGAATACGGATTAAATCAAAAAGATAAAGAACAATTAGAAATTCCTGGACTGTTACCTTCTGGATTTGGTAGAAGAAATGAAGATTATATTCATATCTATGTTTATCAATCAGAAGACTTAACTACTGATGAAGACGATGTATTAGTTGGAGATGAAATATTTCCAGCAGGAGATGTATTTCCTGATGATAGAAAACTTGATTTAGATATAGGTGGACATTTACGACAAATGGGTTTTACAGAAGGAACTTATAAAGTTAAGTATTTGTTTCTAAAGAGAATTGCTGGAAAAGAACAAACTGTATTTATAAATGAAGATGGTGAGGTTCATGTTGGTAAAGTTCAAACAAAAGTTATTAATGGAAAAACAAAATATTTCTCAACTAAAAAATTTGGTAAAAGACAATCAAGACAAGAACTAAAAGAAATATTTCCAAAAGAATTAAAATATGTTGTAAAGAAAATATCTGCTGATAAAACAGAAGTTGAAGTAGATACTCAAAATATTCAAAACGCACTTTATAAAAAGAGAATAAAAGAAATAAATTCGTGGATAACTTATACGCCACTTACAAATTCTACTTCAGGTAAAATAAGATTTGATTTAACCGACCCAAATATATTAGTATTAACACCACACGATAAAGAACCAGGATTTAGTGATGCAATGGTTGGTGGTAAAATAACAATTAAAGGTATGTATAGTATTACTGGAGCTCAGATTGCAGAAAATATTGAACCTGTAACTCTTCCACCAACAATTTTCACTCCAGAAGATTTTTCAAATATAGATATTTTTGCTGATGTAACTGCAGGAGTAGAACAACCAACTGTAGATGAGCAGATTAATGTAAGAGCAGTAGATGAAGAAATGGTTGGTGGGAACGACAAGTTTTCAGGTGTTTGTTTTACAGGGAATACTAAAGTAAAATTAAGTAATGGTAGACAAGTTCCAATAAAATATTTAAGACATGGAATGAAAGTCAAAACAGAAATTGGTTATGCAAAAATATTAAAAGTAATTAAAGATGAAAGACCTTATGGTGATACACTTTCTAAATTTAAAAATCTAATAACTACAGATAACCATCCAATGAAGTATCGTGGTAAATGGTATAAGGCTCATGAGATTGGTAAGTTATTTCAATCTAAACCACTTAATGTTTATAATTTAATTCTTGATAAACACCACACAATAGTTGCAAACAATGTTGTTTGTGCAACTCTTGGTAAGTGGGAATCAATGAAGAAGTTTGAAATGTGGAGAGAAAGACAAATCACTATGTTGAGAGCTATGGATGAAGGTGATGATTGGAGTATGGGTGGAGATTCTTCTACTGACAATGAGGGAATGACTTATAGTACACCATATATTGCAAATAATGAAGTTGTAGTTAATGACCCACCACCAAGTGTAACTCCAGAAAATATTAGAGGGGCAATAGCTATAAGTAAGGGATCAGCTGATGTACCAACGGTTCCAGTACCAGCTCCAGAAATTGTAATACCAATTGATTATGTTGGAACAATTGTTGAGGTGTTGGACAATAATAGAATAAGAGTTGATACATCATATGAACAAGGTGCAAATAAATTTGAACATAGTGGTGAAGATAATTCAAGAGCAATATTTGATGAATGTTTTGTTAATTTCAAAAAAGGACAAGTTGAAAGATTAAATACTTATATGGTTTGTAATGGAAGTTATCACTTAGTACTTAATTATTTAAAAAATCCATTTGGAGCTGAAACTTCAAGATTAGTAAAGTTATACGATAAGGTAGAAGAAACAGAAGAAATGGATTTATGTTATTTCGTAGAAGAGAAAATGGAGCCATATGAAGATACGATTACTTTAGTTCCATTTGTAGAGGAAGATCCTGAAATATTATTTTTAAGATTACCAGATTTTAACTCTACTAATAATCCAATAAATTTTCGTGGAACAAACTTTAATAACTATACTCAATTAATCGGAACAGATTCGGGAGTACAAGAAGATATTCAAAATAAATTAGTTTCACAAAGTTTACTTGATACCCAAGTCAATGTTGATTATACAAGAAGAACAGATTATTTAGGAAGTGATATAACAGATTATGGATTTGCTAATCACATTCACTTTAGTAGTGCAGAAAAAAGAATTGATAATTTTAAAACGAAATTAGAATTAATTGAATTATATGTTTCATCAAGTGATTCATTTCAAGATATAACTGGTTCTGAAGAAACTATTGGTGAATGGAATGCTAAAAAACGAAGAGTAATTAATTCATTTGATCCATTAGAACATTATATGTATTTTGAATCATCTTCATACGCTTCGAGTTCAGTTGGAGAATACTACTCAGCTTCTTGGCCTAAGTCAAATTCATCTTCACCATATACATTAGTTCATACGAGTGGTTCTGCAGCAACAACTTGGTTTGATACTTGGAGAGGATATGCAGAAGATTTTGATAGAAACAATCGTGATAGATTAGCTAATAATATACCACTTCATGTAAATACTGATACTCAAAATAATACATTTATAGATTTTCTTGATATGACTGGACAACAATTCGATGAGATTTGGAGTTATCTAAAACACTTCACAGATATAAATGAAAGAAGTAATAAATTATCAGAGGGTATATCAAAGGATATTGTTAGAGAAGTTGCTAGGAGTATGGGATTTGAACTTACTAATGGTAATGATTTAATGATACTTCCAGAATATTTGTTGGGTAAAGAAGCAGATGGTACTACTAAATATGAATCACCACAAGACCAGGTAACAGAAGAAATATGGAAAAGAATTTTAGCAAATACACCTTTCTTTCTGAAGACAAAAGGTACTATGAGGGCAATGAAAGGATTGTTAAATTGTTATGGTATACCAAGTTCAATATTACGAGTAAGAGAATATGGTGGTCCTGATAAAGGAACAAGAGTTTCTTATGAGATAAAAAGAAAGTTTACATATGCATTAGATTTTAAATCTTCAGAGTATGTTCAAGTGCCATGGAATGATGATGGTACGAGTGGAATAAAACCTGAAACAGTAGAGTTTAGATTTAGAAGTCCAAAATCAAAAGACCAAGTTATATTGAATCAAGGAACTAATTGGGCAATATCATTACAAGATAATGGAGCAACTGATGATTATGGATATTTAGAATTTGCTATTAGTGGTAGTTCTCTTGAATTTGTTACTTCATCTTTATTACCAGTTTATAATGATGAGATGTGGAGTGTTATGTTAACGAGGAAATCAGCAAGTGGAGCTGAGTTAACTGCAGATACAACTTCACAAAATATAACTTATGAGTTAACAACAAAACAATATGATTCAAGTAGAGAAGTTGTAAGGTTTGCAAGTAGTCAAAGTTTATCAACAAATACTGCAGCGACAAATGCTAAATTTGTTGCAGATGGTACTCTAAGTTTTGGTGGAAGTGGAACAGGGTTTTATACAACACAACTTAGTGGTTCATTAATGGAGCTTAGATTGTGGAGTGAACCATTATCACAGGATTCATTTGATAACCATGTTAGAGCACCAAAATCTTATAATGGAAATACTACTGAATCTTTCTTTGATAATTTGATACATAGAACACAATTGAATGATAATATAAGTTTAGTTTCAACTTCAAGTTTTACTGATAATAGTTTTTCACAAACATACAATGAAACTGGTAGTGCTAAAAGTTTTGTTGGGAATCAATTTAGAAGTATAGTAGATTTAGAACAATTAAGAGTTCCAAACATTGGTCCGAGTAGAAGAAATGCAACTAAAATACGATTAGAGGATAATACTTTAACTGGACCATTATCATCTAATATTAGAAATGAAAAATCATCACAAGATTTTGCACCAATAGATAGTAATAAACTCGGAGTATTCTTTTCACCAACGGATGTAGTGAATGAGGATATAATGTATTCTATAGCGGATTTTAATTTTGATAATTTGGTTGGAGATCCAAGAGATGTTTATGAAGATAGTTATCGTGGATTAGAATTACAACAAAGAAAGTATTGGAAAAAATATTCACGAACAAATAACTTTTGGGATTATATGAGAATCATAGATTATTATGATAGTGGTATTTGGCAACAACTTAAAAGTTTATCACCTGCAAGAGCAAACACAACTCTTGGAGTTTTGATTGAACCAAACATATTAGAACGAAGTAAAGTGGTAATTGGAAAGTCACCATCATTTGATAATCAATATTTTGAAAATGCTGGACATTTTGATGTTGGAATAGATATGACTAATTTCATAAGTGGTTCTGATGATAGGATGATGGTTCTAACTGGAGAGTTTCCAAACTATGATGGAGTTTTAAATGTACATAATAATGAATCAGGTTCACTTGGTACTACAGCAATGCCATCATTGGTGAGATTGGGAGAAATTGACCCGAGAACAGAATTTGGTAATACATATGCTACAGCAAGTACTACACAGGGTGCTGTATCAAGAGTATTTACAGAAACATTACAACCTTATATTAGTTCTTCAAGACTTGCAGAACACAATGAAATAAAATATAAGAATTATGCGAGTTCACAAGATGCTTATACTGATACACCACTTAGTTCATCATTTGAACCAGCGGAATATCAGAGTATGGCATATGACTCAAAACTTTTTAGACTTTTTTATAAAGGTCAATTATTAACAAAGAAAAATACAATAGATGGAAACGACCCCGTTGAGATAACTATAACATCACCAACAAAACTTGTAACACAAGAACCAGGTGATTCTAAACTAAAAGTTGAATAAAAGATGAGTAAGTATATATTTATCTATGAGGTTTTCCATCTCAAATATAATACAATTAGGAGTATTTAAATGAATAAAAAATCAGTCGTTTGGACATCCCCAAGACGCGTGAAAATGGGATTTCTAAACAATACAAGCGTAACCGTTGATGCTATTCTTACCAAAAAAGGTCGAGAACTATTGGCAAGAGGGCAAGACGAGTTCAGAATAACAAAGTTTGCATTATCGGATGACGAAATAGATTACAGTCTATGGGATACAGCACATCCGAATGGTTCAAATTATTACGGAGCAGTAATTGAGAATATGCCGTTATTGGAAGCCTTTGTAGATGAAAATCAAGTTATGAGATATAAGTTAGTATCCTTACCGAAGAATACTGCTAAATTACCAATACTTGAAATTCCATCACCATCATTAGTTTTCAATGGTCCTGGTATTACTCAAACTATTACACCAAACACGCGAAATGGTAGTGATAACGAAAGTGGATATAACTTCATCTTACATGATGGTATTATAGCTAACTTGACTCCAGTAATCGTTTCTTCTAATACGAAGAAAAGTAGAGTACCACCAAAACAAAGGTTTGCAAGAAGAGTAGCTGGATCCAGTCGGGGAAGATTTTCCGCAGGAGCAGCTGGTAAATTGGGTGCAACCGCATTTTTAGATGAACTGGAAGATATGAATATTGCAGATTTACAATTTAATGCAGGGGCAACTACTCCAGTATTCTTAAACGAGGAAGAGAGAAAGAGTTCAATAACAATTACAGGAAAATCTGTAAATGTCGTTTCTCGTTCTGTAACTTCAGACACTTCAACAAATGTAACCGTAATTGGGTTGGACACAGGGGCGACATATAATGTTGCAGTTACTGTTAAAGCAGACCCAAGTAAATTATAAGGAGTAGATGATGTCAGTATTTACAAGATTCGATTTTGAAAACGATGTAGTTGAAAATCAACGAACTAAAGTATCAAGTGGTATTTTTAGTGGTGGAAGTGGAACATTAACCACTTTCTTTACAGCATCAGCATTAGGTGATGTTAGTGGTTCGTATCGTGCAATATATCATAAAGTACCAAGCGATTCAACATCAGAAATACAATTTGATATAGGATATGCTAATTTTAATGGGAGTGGTTCAGCAGGAAATACTACCAAATTAACAAGTGGTGGAAGACAAACTGCTGGGATGTATCGACAATTCAGAAATGTTTTGTTATCACCCAATACCGAGAAATTTACATTCACAAGTGCAGCTTCTACTGCAGATGATTTTTACTTCATCTCGTTCAATAGAGCTCGTATGAGAGAAAAGATTGATCCAGGTAATTGGGAACTACATCTTGGGAGTACACCATTAAAATTAATTGATGATAGTGGAGCAACTAATAACCCAACTGTTAATGAGGGTGGGAGAGTATATAATATTGTTTCAGGTTCATTGGAGACAGGAACAGGTGTTATTAAAACTGCAGCAGTTTCTCAACCAGGTGGAGCAATTGGTACATTCTATCCAGATTTAGGAATTATTTTATTAAGTGCATCCCAACTTGATGCAAGTGCCTCAATGGCAAGTGCCAGAAGTGCAGATGCATTCGATGACAATGGAATGAAATTTTATAATTCAATGGTAACAGGTAATAAAGTTCAAGCTCGTAGAGAAGAAGAAATAACTTCAACAAACTTTTTCTGTAGAGTGAATAACAAACGATACAACTTTAGTTCCAATCCAACTTTCTTTACAGGTTCAGATGGAGCATTAACACAACAAACTTTCTTCAAAGACCCTAAAGTTTATATTACTTCTGTAGGTATGTACAATGATGAAAATGAGTTGTTGGCTATTGCTAAACTAAGTAAACCTATTTTGAAATCATACTCAAGGGAAGCTATTATAAAAGTAAAACTTGACTTCTAAGGGGAAACTATAATGTTCAAAAACATTGACCCATCGAGTAAGTCAATTAAACCTTTTAAAGCGTATAAGTCATTCACACTAACTAACAATGATAGTGGGAGTGGACACTTTGTTTTAAAAGCAGTTAGTGGTTCTCATCATAATTTCAATACAGGTTCCGCAGCTTCACAGAGTTTTGGTAGTTATGTTCAATCTGCAAGTGCATTTGAATATGGTACATTCTATGATTTACCTAATTGGCATGGAATAAATCAACTCTATTATAAAAGAAGTTCAGAACCATATGGAAATTTTGGAAGTAATAATCCTAAAAAGATTAATCGCGAACTAAATGGTACGGCAAGAATATTTTCCATACCAAGACAATTATTCGGTGAACAAATAAAACCAGAAAGTGTAACACTATCAGCTACAGCTGATGGCCAAACTTTTGATATCCGAGATGACGGAGATGGGAATTTATTTGATTTTGCTCATTCAGCAAGTTATGCTGCATTTAAATCAAGTTCATTTAATAGGAGTCAAGGTGTACAATCAAATGGAAGTGGTAGTGAGGTAGGTAATGTTTTTTATGAACATGGCCAAATTGTTATAACCGATACAGGTTCTTATGTAAATGTAGGAACTTCAACAGGACATACTTTAAATTATAAAGCAACTTCTACATTATATGAACATGAATATGTTGTGGATGCTACACCAAGTGAGTTTAATTTAAGTACTAATATAAGTGCTACATTTGAACGAAGTGGTAGTATATCAATTGCAGAAGGAAGTGTATCAATGTCAAGATTTTTCCCACCAGGTGATCAACCAACGGGTGTGGGAACGGGCAGTTTAAAACCATTTTATAATGCAGCTTCTAAGGTGGCATCATACACAACACATTCTGAATTTCGACCATATGTTAGTACTGTAGGACTTTATAATGATAGTAATGAACTTATGGCTATTGGTAAGTTAAGTAAAGCAGTGAAGTTTAGTAAAGATTCAAACACATCAATAGTTATAAGATTTGATGTTTAATTAAGTATATATCCTATTTATTATTGATTACAGGGGAGTAATTTTTTAATAATTAAAACAGGAGAGAGACTACGATGGATACCGATGTTCAAGGGTTATTGAAAACCTTAATAGGACATTACGGTTGGATGGTAGTTACATTTGGTATTATGTTCTTTTTTAAAGAGTCCATAATGAATATGATTCAGGGTATGCAAATATTTATGGGTAACGATTTTAATAATGATGATGTTATCTATATTAGTGGCCGAGAAGCCAGAGTCGTGAGAGTCGGAATGACAAAAACAGTATTTTACATGACCGACAGGAGAAGTAAAATGGTAGTGCCCAATGAAAAACTAAAATCCTTAACCTTAGAGAAACGATTACCGCGTGGTGCACGCCAGGCTAAAGACGGTTATTTGCCTAAATCTACCGATAAACTATCAGATAAACAAAAACAAGGATTACATGCAGTTTCTAACGAAAAAACTGTACGGGATACGGGGAAAAAAGTATCAAAAAAGTAGTTAGTTTTACCTAAATTTTAAAGATTTTAATATTTATTAATAAGTCATAATCAATTAACTATAGAAAGGATTGACGAAGTATGAGAAAATTATGGATGATACCATTGTTATTTAGTTTTGTGTTCTCACAGAATTTAATAACAGACTTTTTTAAATATTCAACTGTATATGCTGGATTTAATTTATCTTCACCTAAATGGGAAGATGATAGATACAGATTGCAGTTAATAAATCCAGAAACTGGCCTACCAGATTGGGTAAATGGAACTATTAGTGTAAATAAAGAAGATATAGAATTAAAACCAGATTTTGATTTCTCATTTGGTATAAGAAAAATCGCAAGATTTCATTATGAACCAAAACGAGGAGTTAAAAATGCTGGTGTTGGTGGAGATTGGTATAAAGGAAATGAATCAAGTCCAAATGATGCTGCTACAATTGGTAGAGTTAAAGGATTTGAGTATTTAATAAAATATGAAGAAAATCGTAGATGGGATGAGGAGTTTACATCTCAAGAATATAATTTACGATATCTTGGTGATTGGTTTATTGCTAAAATTAAATACCATGATTTACAATTAGAAGACATTAAATATTCCCAAGCAGATTTGAGATTTAGAAAAGAATTTCTATTAGAGGATGCAAGTCTAAATCTATCAGTTGGTATTGGTGGGAGAGAACATCCAGTTTATGGATTTGCCCCTACCGTTATAGATACAAGTTGGTATACAGGTTCTTGGTGGGATTTCGCATCAGATGAATTTGGTGTAAGTGATAAATACTATCGCGGTGATTTAGACGGAGATGGAGTAGGAGATGGTGGAATGACTATATATGATGCAGCTACAGGACAACCAATAGGTTGGGTAGGTAGTGATTTTAGATGGTTTGATGCCAATGGTGAATTAATGGCAATGTCTGATAGAGAATTTTATCAATATCATTTTCCTGAATTATTAGAAAATTGGTTTGAAGATAAAACAAAGGCATTAGGAAATCAACGAGAAATATCATTATCATTCGGTTTAGATTACTATAAATACACAGAGAACTTTTGGATACATGCATGGGGAACTTTGTTTCCTATCCACTATGGATTAGATAAATACTCTTTCCATAATGCATTTGCATTTAAAGAACATGAAAAACGAGGTGGGGATCCACTTGAGTTTGAATTTATGGATGCAGAAATAGAACAATGGAATGATTATGACTTCGGTGCAGTAATCGGATTTAAATTAAAAGATAATTTAGGATTTTATGCTGAAGGTAAATATTTATACTATTGGGAACGCCCTACTTATGATGTACGATTAGGGTTAAATTATCAGTTTTTAAACTAATATAGGAGAGATAAGAATGTTAAACGCATGTAAAAACCCAGATTGTAAATGTGAAAATTGCAATTGTAAAAATTGTGATTGTTAATCACTCGGAGAGAATAAGTGGATGAAAAGAAATTAGGTCAGCTGTTGCTCGTTAAAGATGTAATAACTAAACGACAATTAGCATCAGCTGTACAATCACAAATAAAAGGTGATAATAGAAAGATAGGGGAAATCTTAATTGATAAGGGATTTCTTACTATGGAAGATTTAACAGATATTTTGTTAGAGAATGGGCATAGTGAGCCAACACCAGTTATACCAACCCCTGAGCCATCAGGTTTAGTGGAAGGATCAGAATTGAGTAAAAATACAAAATTCAAAGTATCCATTCAGACGATGATTAGTGCTGGAGTTGGTATTGCAACACTGGTTGGATTTTGGTACGCATTACAAGCAGACATACAAGAAGCAAAAGAGTTACCCGCGATTGGTAACATATATGACCAAGAGTATCCATCAAAACCAGAAGGATATAACTGGCCGCGTTCATATGAACAATATAAGGATAATGTTGGTGCACTTCAAGAAGATATGGATGCAGTATTTGAAACCTTAGAAGACTATGAAGAAAAGATTGAAGAATTAGAAAAGCAAGTTACAGAACTGAGAATTAAGGTGGGCAATAAATGAAAAAAACAAGAATAATAAGAAATTTTCTATTTTGGTTTGTACTTGGATTTGTTATGATGGGTACAGTATCAAGTCAAACAAGACCTAAAGCAAAAGTAGAAATTACAGATAAAACTTTTAAGTCAGCAGTATCTAAAGGGTTTGTTGTGGTGATATTCACAGCAGATTATCAATTGAAAAATATTGATCCTAAGATGATAAAAGATATTGAAGGACATGAAAAAACTGTTGTGGTATCAATACAACACAATAGTGTTTCAGCCGTTGTAAAGAAATTAAGGTTGAGAAATTATCCATCAATAGCTTTGTTTCATAATGGAGCAAAGAAAAAAGTTTGGAAACCAGATATGGATGGAAATTTAGGGATAACCCAAAAAGATATTAAAAAAGAAATAACCAATACATTAGCAGGTGATGTATTTTAAAAAGGAGACTGATATGTTTAAAAAACTATTAGTAATAATACCGTTATTGTTTGCACTTGGATGTGAAGACAATATAAGTCATGATATAGATGCTAATATGAATGGTAAAATACAGTTTTCAAATTTAAAAATAGATACAGATTCAGAAGAATCGCCGTATCATAATTATGGTGGCAGATAAACCACTTGTAGGAGAAAGAATATGGCTGACGAAAATCAAGTAGAAACAAGTGAATCAGTATCAGTAGGTGATGATGAAGTTGGTGCAAGTGTAGAAGTAGATACAGGAGCAAGTGTAGAGGTAAGTGATGATGGAGTATCAGCAGAAGCTCATTATGAAGAATCTGCAGAAGCTCATGCTGGAGTATCAACAGAATCAGACTTGGGAGAAGCTCATGCTGGAGTATCAGCCGAAGTAAGTGTTGAAGCAGAAGTTCATGCAGATGCAGGATTTGATGGTGAAGATGTGAGTGCAAGTGTTGGAGCATCAATTGAGGAAAAAGCTCAAGTAGGTGTTGAAGCAGGAGCAAGTACTGATGGGGCTGGAGTTGAAGTTTCAGGTGATGCATATGTTGAAACACACGCAACAGCAGAAGCAGATGTAAGTGTTGGAGAACATGGAGTAGAAGCTGGTGGAGAAGCATCCATTGGTTCAAGTGTCGGTGTTGAAGGTGAAGGAAGTGCAACCGTAGGAGCCGCAACTGGAACAGTTGGTGGTGGAGTTAGTGTTGGTGAACAAGTTGGAATTGGTGGAGAAGGACACGCAACTATGGAAGATGGTGTAGTTGATGTAGGTGTTAGTGGAGATGTAGCAGCGTTAGTAGGAATTGAAGTTGATGTGGATGTACAAATAGATACTAAAGAAGTTCAGAAAGAAGCTGAAGCGGCACGAGTAGCAGCTGAAGAAGAAGCAAAACGAGTTGCTCAAGATGTGGCTGATGCAAAGAGAATTGCAGACCAACAAGCAGCTGAGGCAAAAAGAATTGCAGATGAAGCTAAAGCAGAAGCAGAACGACAAGCCGAAGAAGTTAAGAAACAGGCTGAAGAAGCAAAACAACAAGCCGAAGAAGAAGCAAAACGAGTTGCTCAAGAAGCGGCAGATGCTAAAAGAATTGCAGAACAACAGGCGGCAGTGGCGAAAAAGAAATCCGATGAGGCCTCAAAAGCAGCAAAGAAAGCAGCAGATGATGCAGCTAATAAAGCAAAGAAAGGTACTAAGAAAGCCACTAAGTCAATTTCAAAAGCTTTTGGTGGCGGTAAAAAGAAACATAAGAAGAAACACTAATGGCTATAACAGATTACGATGAATTACATGGTGGTGATGGACTACCAGATTGGATGCAATATAGTATTAGTATTGCAATGTTTGGAATGTTTATATGGATAATTTGGTTGTTATTCCATTCTACTTTAGACCCACAGTTTAGAGACTTACTTAATATTATTGTAGGTGGTTTTTTAGCTTCCTTTGGTAAAGTAGTAGACTTTTGGTTTAAACACGAAAAGTCTAAAAAGGGTGTAATGAGATGTACAGGAGGTAAATAAATGCCAAACAGAAAAGCAAAAGATAGAAAAGCTAAACGACAGAAGTTAAATGAAAAATGGAAAACCGAAGGTAGAACTGCAAAACAACATAAGAAGTGGAAAGCAAAACAACCTACAAATCAAATGCCACGATATGGGAGATAACAAATGGAATTAAATTGGACATATGATGTAGAAACTAAATTGATGACATTTATTTTAAATGATTCAATTAAATATGTAGCTACAAGTGGAGGCCTTCGTTATGGTAAGAAAGTTGCTAAAGCTCTATTTCAAGGAATAATTAAAAAGGACTTGTAATGATTACATTAAAAGAAGTTTATTTGTTACAAGAAAGAGAAGATTTTACTTTTATAGCAAGTGAAATCATAAAATATTATAAATCAAAAGTTCCGCCAGGAATAAAAATTAACACAACACGATATAAAGATGATACTCTTAAAGGTGATTATAATGTTGATAAAAACACTATACAAATCAGAACAAGTTATACAAAAGTATCAGACTTCATGATATCAGTTCTACACGAAATCAAACACGCTATGGATGCTAAAAAGAAGGGTAAAAAAAACTATAAATTAGATTACGAGTGGGAAATGAATTATCAGATTGGAAATGGTAAACACCAATATAGAGATAACAAATATGAGATAGAAGCCGAAAAATGGGCAAAAAGTGAGTATAGTAAAAGATGGAAAAATAAATTCTAATTTGGGGATTTTAGGTTATATTTATATATATAGTTATGAAGACTCGTTCAGCGAAAAATAAAGGCAAACGCCTTCAAAATACAGTCAGAGATATTCTACTCGAAACATTCAAGGAAGATTTAGAACCAGATGATATTCGTTCGCAAATTATGGGAATGAGTGGAGAGGACATAGTTTTATCCCCTGCCGCTCGTAAACTTATACCATATTCAATAGAATGTAAAAATCAAGAAAAGTTGAATATATGGTCATCATTAGAACAGGCGGAAGGTAATTCTAAAGAATCTACTCCCGTATTGGTATTTAAAAGAAATAGAAGTAAAACTTATGCAGCTGTAGAATTAAAGGAATTTATCAAGTTGATTAAATGAGTCAGTTAGTTATAAACATATTAGATAAAGCCCTTAAATCAAAGGGTAATAAATTAAAGAAGACAAATGAGTATATGTGGTGGAGTCCATTTGTCTCACATCACAAACCAAAATTACAAGTCAATATAGAGACTGGTAAGTGGCATTGTTGGGTAAGTAATCAAGGTGGACATAATCTGTTCCAATTATTAAAACAAGTAAATGCAAACAGAAGTCTATTCAAAGAGTTGAGTGATGCTGTCGGTTCTACTTACTATACTTCAGATAAGAAAGATGTGAAAGATATTGTATTAAATCTTCCGAAGGAAGCTAAACCATTATGGAATGGTGGAGATTCATTACAGAAGTTACATGCACTTAAATTTATATATGAACGAGGTTTAACCGATGAAGATATACTACGATACAATTTACATTATTGTTTAAGTGGAGTGTATCAAAATAGAATTATTATACCGAGTTATGATAGTGATGGAGTATTGAATTATTTCGTAGGGAGAGATTTTTATAAGGGTGGAATGAAATACAAAAATCCCCCTATACCTAAAGATATTATCGGATTCGACTTGTATATAGATTGGAGTCAACCGATTGTTCTTTGTGAGGGAGTGTTTGATGCCATTGCTATTAAAAATAACTCTATACCATTATTCGGTAAAACCATATTACCTAAACTTTATGAAAAGATAATAAAAAATCGGGTTAAACATATAATAATTTCTTTGGATGAAGACGCATTTAAAGACTCTTTAAAAATGATAAAAAAATTCTTTAACTCTGGAATTTCCGTAAACTTTGTCAAACTTACGGAAACCGACCCAAGTGAATTGGGATATATAAAAATGATTGACAAACTAAATACTTCAACCGAAGTAAACTTTAAAGAACTAATGAGAATGAAAATTTATGGAAAATAAAATAAAAGTTCCGTTTCGGAAACTTAAACACATACACCACATATCAGATATACAAATTCGTAATCTGAAACGACATAGAGAATATGAAGAAGTATTCAATGGATTATATGAAGAAGTAAAAAAGAATCCAGATAATGCCGTAGCATATATTGGTGGTGATATAGCTCATTCTAAGTGTGAGATGTCACCAGAGTTAATTGACCAATTATCTCGATTATTCAAAAATTTAGCAGATATAGTTCCTACAATTATTATTGCAGGAAATCACGATTGTAATCTAAATAATCTAAATAGAATGGATTGTTTAACACCTATCGTAGAAAACTTAAATCATCCAAACTTACACTATCTAAAACGAACAGGGATTTATACCTGTGCGGATACAGATTTTATAGTATGGGATGTGTGGGATAGTGAAAAAGATTATATTAAAGCAAAAGATGTTCCAGGCGATAGAACTAAAGTTGTATTGTTTCATGGTACGGTAGATAGAAGTGAAACTGATTTAGGATTTAAGTTACCAAGTAAAGTAAAGATGTCAATGTTCAAAGGATATGATTTAGGATTACTTGGTGATATACACAAAAGACAACATTTGAATAAAGAAGAAACTATATCTTATTGTGGTTCATTAGTTCAACAGAATCATGGTGAAGATATTGGTAAAGGTTATTTACTATGGGATGTACCAAATAGAAAATCAGAATACATAGAAATACATAATGATTTTGGTTATTATACAGTTGATATAGATAATGGTAAATTACCAGAACTTCCAAATCTACCTAATAAACCACGAGTTCGTATTAGAGTAAGTAATACCAAACCCGCTCAGTTAAAACGATTGTTAGCTAAACTACATAAAATGACTAATATTCAAGAATCAGTTGTTACGAGAGTAGATGGTTTGAGTACAGAAACGATTCGTGATAAGAAAATTAATCTTGGGGATATTAATAGTGTAGGTTATCAATATAAATTAATTAGTGAGTATTTAAGTAACAATTATATGGTTGATGATGACACCATGATAAAGATAAAAAAAGTACTTACTGATTTAAATGCAGTTATACCAGAATCAGATGTTCAACGAAATGTACATTGGAAATTAAAGAAATTTGAATTTAGTAATCTGTTTAGTTATGGTGAAGATAATGTAGTAGATTTTACAAAACTAAATGGTGTAGTTGGATTATTTGCACCTAATGCTGCAGGTAAATCAGGACTATTAGATGCTCTATGTTTTAACTTATTTGATATGAGTTCTCGAGCATATAAGGCAGATAAAATTATTAATAATTCAAAATCTAATTTACATTGTAGAGTTAATTTTGAGATAGATGGTACAGATTACTTTATTGAAAAAACAGGTAAAAAGAATTTACGAACAGGTCATGTAAAGGTAGATATAGAATTTTGGATGATTGATGAAACTGGTGATAAGATTAGTTTAAATGGAGACCAACGAAGAACTACACAAAATAACATCAAACGAGTTATTGGTAGTTATGAAGATTTTATTTTAACATCTATGAGTTCACAAAATAACTCAACTGTATTTATTGATAAAACACAAAAAGAACGAAAAGAGTTATTATCTCAATTTATGGGATTGAATATATTTGATAGATTATACACACAAGCATCCGAAGATATTAAAGAAGTGAATACACTTTTAAAAGACTTTAAGAAATCAGATTATGATAGTGAGTTAGCATCAATAACAAATGATTTGATTTTGTTAACATCAAAACAAAAAGATTTCAAAAAAGATGAACGAGTTTTAAAAAAATCAATTAAAGAAATAATATCAGAAATAAAAGAAGAGACTAAAAGATTAAAACCAGTTGATGATAGTTTACGAGATATTGATGATTTAAAAACTGAAGAAACAAAACTTAGAGGTATGTTTGGTAATGTAGATTTAAAACTTGATGAGTTACAAGTAGAAGAATATGATTTACAGAGAGCAATTGAAAATATCATTACGAAGATGTCAAGTTATAAACAAGATGGGGTTCAAGATAAATACTTTGAATTAGAAAAACTTGAAGAAGAAAGAGATTTGTTTCAAATTGAGATTGATAAACTTAAATCCGATGTTAGAGTTAAATTGGATAAGATTGAAAAACTTCATAATGTAACTCACGATGAAGATTGTGAACATTGTATGAGTAATCCATTTACACTGGATGCTATTGAAACTCGTAAGAACCTTAGTAAAGACCAAAAGATTGCACAAGAGTATGTAAATAAAAAACAACATATGGAAGATGAAATTCAAAAGAGATTTAAAATTCGTGCATTTAAAAAAGATTTAGATGAATTAACAGAACAATATAATCAAAAAGAAATGTATGAATCACGAGTTAATTCAGATATCAAATTGATGAAAGAAAAGAAATCTAATATACAGAATCAGTTAAATTTAATCACAAGTGATATATCAAAAGCACAATCACAAGAACAAGATGTAATGTTTAATTCACAAGTAGAAATAGAAATAGAAAAGTTACAAAGTAATGATGATGATTTGGATTATCAATTAGATATGGTAAGTAAAAAATTAACTACATTACATGGTGATATACAAGTACTGAGAACCAATGAAAAACAAATCAATGATAACATCAATAAAGTAGAAGAACTTGAAGATTCACATCAGGCATATCAATACTTACTTGAGGCAATAAAACGAGATGGTGTACCTTATGATTTGATTAGTAAATCATTACCTACAATTGAGGGAGCAGTAAATGATATCTTGGCTCAAATAGTTGACTTTAGTATTGTGTTTAATATGGATGGAAAAGTTATTGATACTCATATCGTATATGATGATGATAGAGTATGGCCATTAGAATTATCAAGTGGTATGGAACGATTCATTAGTTCTCTTGCAATAAGAGTTGGTTTAATGAATGTTAGTAATTTACCACGAAGTAACTTCTTGGCTATCGATGAGGGATGGGGAACAATGGATAGTGAAAACTTAAATTCAGTTTCTCAATTATTCCAATACTTGAAATCCCAATTCCAATTTACAATGGTAGTTTCTCATATAGAAACTATGAGAGATTTTGTAGATACTTTATTAGAGATCAAAAAAGTTAATAGTTTGAGCTCAGTTCGATTTAGTAGAGACTGATGGCATCTTAGGACGATTCTGAGTACTACTTGAATCGTTATACATCTTAAAAATCTGTTGATTTAAAACCGAAGATGCAGATACTCGGTTTTGTTTACACCAATATCTGAACCAATCCATTAAATCTGTATCTAATGTAAAATTATATCTTTGTTTATTTTTCATTTATACTTCCTTTATACACACTTCATATATATTAATAAGTATTAAATTTTAAAGTTTTGATATTTATTAATGTAACCCAAACGGAGTTTTTCCAACATGGCAATATTAAAAAGAACCAATAAATATCAAGGATTGAAAGATATAGATGTATTAGTTGAAGAAAGTGGATTGTCTTCACAATATTTTAATATCTATGATGTTCCTTCCAATATACCGCAAGGTAGGTCTTCATTCCTATTAGCTGGTTCGCCATTTCTTAAAAATTTTGTAGAACTAAAAGTAGAAATATTAGACTCTGCTGGCCAAACGGTTTATACTGAACCAGTATCAAATTATATTGAAGGAAATGCTCGTAGAGTATCAATTGAAGTATATGATGATACTGCTCCTGGTGATGCTTTTCTTTATATTGTAGGTGAGTTAAAAGATAACTTTAGAAGTGTTTCTGGCCAACAACGACAAAATTTAGAAGTAACAGATAAATTTTTAGACTCTGAAATTCTTAATAATCTTGGTGGAAATGATGTACCACATGATTTTCAAAATATATATAATGTAAGATATATACGACCTATTTTTATAAATACGGTAATTCCAAATTCCGAACCAATATATTTTTATCAACAACCACGAGTTACCGTTACTGAAATTTTAAAGGGATATGTTGTAGAAACAAGCGTTTCAAGTTCATATGAAATTACTGGTAGTGTAAGTGTAGACCCAATTCCAGATTTAAAACCAAAAGACCCTGAACCAGATCCAATAGATGGATTTAGTAAAGGAATGAATGATGGTGCTCGTGATGAAATTGGAAATGAATTAGAAATATTTAAAAATAGAAGAAGTTCCAAAATTGATCCATTGAGACATAGTAACTACTCATCTCGTGGTAGAGTAATGAGAAGAGAATCTCCTGAAATAGATAGGTTTACTATTACTGTTGGTTCTATGGAAACTTCACCTGAGAATACCACAAGTGATGCTGTAACGAGTGCATTTGTTGGTGGTGAAATAACAATTAACAACCCAAGTGTGGATTCTACATTATATCCACCAGATGAATATACAATTCCAACTCAATATAAATCATCAATTAAAAAAGTCAATAATGAGAAAACTCTTGTACCACTTGATGATTTTGTAATTACAAAAAAATCTACAGGCGAAAAAGTACCAGTTCAAATAGACGAGGCTAATAATAATGTTACGATGTCGGTTACACCAACACCGCCACAAATTATTAGTACAACACACTATCGTTCATATGCGGATATTATTGTTGGTAATTTACATACATTTAGTGGAGATGTTTATAAAGCAAAAATTTATGCAAGAAGTAAAGGAACTCTTGGAGATTTTGAACCTGTATATGATGCTTCAATAGAAGCACCACAAGTATTAATAGATAGTTATAGTGAAACAGGATTTAAGAATACAGGTTATTTTTATACACAATCAATAGTTGATGATTATTGGGATGTAGTAAATGGTACGGCTACTCAAAACAATAGTAAGTTTATTGATGGTGTTTTAATTAGTGGTTCTAATGCGGGATTTACACCAGAACATTCAACTGTAAATACGGTAGAATTCAATACTTCACATAGTTATGATTTACAAACAGGAGTACCATATACTCTTGAGTTTAATGCCTATTATTATAAAGAAGATAAATCAGATAAAGATGGAGTTAGTACTAAACAAGCAGAATTAGAAGTATTTCTAAGTGGTTCTGCCATGACGGGTGGTTCTGAAGAAAATCATAAATTGGGTAAAGTAGTTGTTAATGATAATACAACTGAAGGCCAAGTTCTTGGGGTTCACAATACATTTACATCTGCCATAACTGGTACACCATCTACACATCTAAAATTCAAAGCAACTTCAGGTCGTTGGATAATTCAAGATATTTTATTACGACCACACAGTGAAACAAATTTCAATCCTTCTTATTTTAGAACTATTGTTCCTATGACACATCCGCTACCTAAGAAACCAGATCAATATGATTTCTTGGTGGAGTTTTATGATTTAAATAATAATATTGCAGAAACAATTTCTGTTAAAGAGAATATAGATTTTGTAGGGGCACCACAAAATATAGATGGTGAGGATAACTTACTTAGTGGTTCTTTATTTATAGGAAATGCACAAGGTAGTGGTTTTGAGATGGCAGGAGCATCTTCTGCATATATGAGGTCTCTTACCTACGAGGGATTCGATAAAACTATCGCAAGTAGTAGTGGTGGATTTATGATATGGAGTGGTTCAGTCGGTGGACGATTATCTTCAAGTGAAGATTATGATGGTGTTGGATTAGAGATTGTAGATGCTCATGGTGCAACAGATAGATATTTACAATTTAAAACTAATCCAAGTACATTTAAAGTTCAAACGGATGAGTTCTTTTTAGGTAGTACATCACAATTTGTTAGTGGTAGTAATAGTAATATAGAAATTAGTTCAAGTAATTTCCACTTAACACCAGAGGGTGATGTAACCATGAGTGGTACAATTACTGCAACTGCTGGTAACATTGGTGATTGGACAATATCAGGTGGGGATATCGTTGGTTCTAATATTACTATGGATGCTGATAGTTCAAGAATTTATAAGACGGATGATAATGCTGACCTAACTGGTTATTATATGGACTTTACTCCAGGTTCAAATTATTATATAAGATTTGGAACTAACTTTGCCGTATCTTCATCGGGTACACTTATTGCTGAAGGTGCAATAATTGAGGGGGTTTTAACATCATCAGAAGGTTTGATTGCTAATTGGACAATAGATTCAGATTCAATTTATAAACTTACTTCAGGTAAATATAGTGGACTATCTTCAACTGGAGATACTCGATTCTTTGGTGGAGCTTCATCATTAACAGCAACAGGAAGTGCACCATTTAATGTTAAGGCAACTGGAGATATAACGGGTTCAAGTGTATTATTTACTGGAGGTAAAGTTGGTGGATTTGAAATAGTTACTGATGGATTAAGTTCTGTTAATAACGCATTTCAAGTTACAGGTTCAACAGGACAAGTTAGTGGTTCTCAAGTATATTTCGATGGTGGTAAAATTGGTGGATTTGTACTTACATCAACTGAATTATATAGTTTAGATAGTGGAACACCAGACTCTACTCCTGATACAGGTATCACAATAGATACAACAGGTGGTGGAAATAGTAAAGGTGTAATAAGAATTTATGACGGAACTACTGTAAATGCTGCTTTAGGTAATTGGACAAGTGGTAAATATGGTATTTATGCTCAAGAAGGTTTAATTGGTGGTTGGACTGTTACTTCAACCGAGTTATATAATTTAGGAAGTGGAACACCTGATTTATTCCCAGATACAGGTATGACAATAGATACAACAGGTGGTTCAGATAGTGCAGCAGTAGTACGAGTTTATGATGGAACTACTGTAAATGCCGCTTTAGGTAATTGGGCTAGTGGAAAATATGGTGTTTATGCAATTGAAGGAGATATTGGTGGTTGGGAAATAGATTCCAATAAAATATTTAAAGATAATATACAATTACAGTCTAACAATTCTATAATTTCTATTGGTGGTACTACTTTCGGAAGTGCTGGTGTACAATTACAATATGATTCACAGGGTAAGTTTTATGCTGGTGATGGTTCTAATAATCGTATACAATTTGATAGTAGTGGTGTTGATATTAAAACTACTAAATTTGAATTAGATACCACAACTCTTGATATTAGTTCTACAAATAAAAGAATAACAATTTCCGATACAGACGGATCAACGGAGTATGTGAGAATTGGTGAAATCTCTACAGACGCAAGTGATAAATATGGTATAAAAGTTTGGGATGGAACAGGAACAAATGATACTACAGATTTAATTGCAATGTTTGGTGAACAAGGTAATAAAATTGCTGGTTGGGAGATTACAGGAACTCAAATTAGAACTATACCAAATGCAGGATTAGGTGGAGTATTTGCAGAAGGTGAAAATGGATTAATATTACATGCAGATGGTACAATAGAAAGTGCAGATTTTGCAACTAACTTAAAGGGTTGGAGAATTGATACATTAGGTAATGGTACTGCAGAATTTGAAAACGCAAGAATTAGAGGAACACTTTCTACAGCTGTATTTGAAAAAGAAAGTGTGAATGTTGTTGGTGGACAATTAATGGTTGCAAACTCAACAACACTACAACCATTAAGAAGTGGTAGTGAGATAATAGCTGGTAATTCAGGTTCTTCGGCTACCGATGTAACGATGAGTTTTGCAAATGTAAGTGGATTTGTTACAGGAGAAATTTTAAAGGCTAAATCAGTTGGAGATACTGGATTTTCAGTAGAGTATTTATATGTAACTGGTTCACAAAGATATACTGATCCAAATTCACCATATTCAGCATCAATAGCTTCATCAAGTATGGGAGCCATAGACCCAGATGGATTAGCTGGTGAAATATATGTTGGTAGAGGATATGGACAAGTTACCAACATTTCATCTTCGGTGGGTACATTAGATGGTGCAATGTCCGATACTGGTACATATAGTACAGAAATAAGTATAGTTTTAGATTTGGGTAGTAATGTAGTTAATATACAAGATGTGTTAAAAATTGATACTGAACGATTTAAAATTATTTCTGGTTCGGTTACTGGTAATACGGGGGCTAATCAAACAGTTAAAGTATTAAGAGATTTTAATCAGACTGATCCAGCGGCACATGACAATGGTGAAACTGTATTTAAAATACATGGAGATAATGAATTCTTACAAGGATTGATTTCAACTCCTGTAGCATATAATGAAGGACAAGTTTTTGTATCTACTGGTAAATTCGATGCTTCTGCAGATTTATCAAGTGGTTATATATTGATGAATGCTAATCCAAACGATACTTCAACACCATATATGGATATTGTTGAGAGAACTGGTAGTGGAGTTTATGATTTACAATTAAGAACAAGACTTGGTGATTTAAGTGGATTGAGTAGTGCTTATTTATATGGAGATGAAGAACCAGGATTTGGACTTTATACTGAAAATGGTTTCTTTAAAGGAACTCTACATGCAATGACAGGAAGTATTCATGGAATACTTAATGTGGCTACATCACAGGGTGGTATAGAAACTGGACAAAAAATTACTATTGGTAGAGGTGTAGATGGAACACATGATGGTTTTAGAATTAATAATAATAACTATTGGTTTACAACTGGAGAATTTCGTGTAGGTGATGGAACAAATTATTTTCATGTAAGTGGTACAGAATCAAATATTGCAAGTAATATATCAATTAAAACAGATGACTTTAATATTAATACTTCAACATTTGATGTAAGTACAGATAATGGTGGTAAAGTTGCATTAGGAACTTTAACAGGTGTAAATCCAGCAACAACTAAGCGTGGGTTGTTTGCAAGTGGCAGTGGAGAAGTTTTAATAAAAGGTGGTACTGATAGTAGTAAAGATTATTTATTATTTAATGAATCTGGTATGACGATAAGTGTTGATGATATTGATATTACGGCTACCGAGTTTGATTTATCAAGTACTGGTTTAAAAATTGATAATGATCATATTCATTTAGGAACAATAACAACCGATACCGATGTAACTGGAGCTGGATTTTATGCAAGTAGTAGTGGGGTGTTTAGGGTTCAAGGTGATGCAAGTAATTATCTAAGAATATCTTCAGGTAATTTTGAGATTGCAACAAGTGAGTTTAATTTAACAGGTACAAATATGGCTCTCTGTAATGAGAGTATGTCTTTAGGTACAATTACAACTGCTACCGATACAAGTGGTGCTGGTGTCTATATGGACAACGATGGAGTATTTAGAGTTCAAGGTGATTCAAGTAATTATTTAAGAGTATCTTCAAGTGCAATTGAAATGGCCGCAGAATCTTTCAATCTTGATGCAACTACAGTTGTAATAGATTCTGCAACCAATAGTGGATATATTTCACTTGGTTCTACACCAAATACAAGTATTGCCGGAACTGGTAAGGGTGTTTATATGGATGGAACTGGAGATTTCTTACTTTATGGAAGTTCTACTAATTTATTTTCATTTGACGCAGCTGGTACTGCTATCACTATGAAATCAGATACCTTTTCATTAACAGGAACAAACTTAGAATTATCATCTACTGGACCAAGTGGAACAAGTAAAATATCAATTGGAACTTTAACAGATGCTGATGATATTTCAGACACATCAGCAGGATTTTATGCAGATAATGATGGAAATGTTTTAATTAAAGGCGATACAGCTAGTAATGATTACATACGATTTAAGAGTGGTGATATTGATATTAAGGCACAAAATTTTGATTTAAATGCAGGAATTGGTAAACTTGTAATTGGAAGTTCAACACCAAGTATAGCATTAACTACCGCGGACGCTACATTTAGTGTCGGTTCAATCACATCCGATTCCGATACAACTGGTGCAGGTGTATTTATGGATGGTAATGGCCACTTTAGAGTTATTGGAGATGCTGATAATCAAATTATAGTTGATGGTGGGGATATGACTATTAAGTCGCAAGATTTAACTCTTTTATCAACACACTTCACTGCTTCATCAGATCATGGTGGATATATATCATTGCCCACTACAGCAAGTAATGCTGGTTATCCAGGAGATGATACATGGACTACACAAAATGGTGTATGGTTAAGTGGTAGTGGAGAATTTAATTTAAAACAAGATGGATCTAGATATATAAGACATATCAAGGGCCAAGGTATTGAAATGGCTTTTCCAAACTTCTCAGTTGATTCGGATGGAAATATGACTGCAAATAGTGCATCATTTATGGGAGATATACAAGCTAAATCAGGATTCTTTGGACAAAGTACTGGTTCGGGTTGGATTATAGATGGTGCCACAATAAGAGATGATGATAGTCAAATTGTTATTGATGGTACATCTACTTCACCAAGTATTACGATTGTATCCCAAAGTTTTTCAGCAGAAATGGTACCAGATTTTACTCCTGGTTCAGTAATATTAGCAGGTGGTGGTAATTCATATGATAGTGGAGTTCAAGGAATAGATTCAAGTCCAGAGGATACACAGACTGGAACAATTACCAATGGAAACAATTTTGCCACGGCCAATACGGTATTTCAAGGATTTACAGCTGTAACTGGTGGTACTTCATCCCCAATGACGGGATCTACAGCTTATGGTGGTATGAATGGTGGTGATACAGATGGAGAGGCTACTGCAGCTTCATTAACAGGACCTGATAGAGTTTATAAGAGTTCGGTATCATTAGAACATAAAACTACAGTTTCAAGTGATTGGATAAATGATTCAGGTATTAATAATTGGATGACATTTGGTAGTGTACCATATACATTATATTTACGACTTAGAAAAACTAATTCACCACCGAGTACTGTGTATGAAGAAACAATAAGTGGTGCCTTTTTTACCGATTTCTTTAGTGAAATGTTTCAACCAGCATCAGGTCCTTGGCCATCTGGTGGACCTTATACTCATGAAATGGTGAGGTCATTTACAAGAACTGTGAATCATACTGTTGAAACAGATGATGATACATACCAATGGGAAATTTCAGCTGCAAATACAACAAATAATAATCTTCGTGGAACTTATACAGATAGTAATATAGGTAATAAACCTGGAAGTGAATCTTTAACACTTACAAGTTGTACAACAACTATTACGGCGGCATCACACGCACCAAGTAATAAAAAGGTTGAGATTGCACCTTCTGGATTCCAAGCAGTATTTTTACAAGAACCCACTTTGGAACATGCGGACAATAGCTATTTCCGCGTAACACCAGCTGAAGATAAAACGGTTGATATACTGGGTAGTGCTAATATAACGGGCTCGATGAAAGTGAAAGAAATTCATCATGGTGGCACTGTTGGTTATGTAAATATTGATCCAAATGCTGCTAACGGTATAGCAACCAACAAAGATATTTTAGGAACAAACATTCAAGGTGCAAGGATTGAAATTGGTGGTACATCGGATACTTTCACACATCTAACAAGTGGAACAGGTGGAATATTGGTCAGGGTAAGTAACGCAAATGATTTCTTATTTGCAAATGGTGGGGATTTTCATGCCGGCAGAGATATAATTGGATATTCAGCAGATAGTAATGTATCAGATATAAAATTTAAAGAAAATATTTTACCAATCCATGATGCTCTATTTAAAGTTAAACAATTAAGAGGTGTGGAGTTTGATTGGAAAAAATCATTTAATGCTAGTGGTCATGATATAGGATTTGTTGCTCAAGAAGTAGAAAAAATTGATGGTTTGGGTGTATTGGTTAAAGACAAGAAGAATTTCAAAACTGAAGAAGATATGAAAACACTTTCATATACAAAGGTTGTACCATTATTAGTAGAAGCTATAAAAGAACAACAGATTCAGATAGAAGAATTGCAATCTAAATTGGAGAAGTTAGATGGCAGTATCGGGTAGTGGTGAAACAAAGTTAAGAGATATTTATAATGAACAGCAAGAGGCTACAGGAGAACCAAGTGCTAATACAAATATCTCTATGGATAGTCTTGCTGATTCTTATGGAGCTAATGCGGCAAGTACCGTTACATCTCGTGCAACTTTAAGTGGAGATCAAGATAATATATCTCATTTTCGAGGTGCAACTTTTCCAGGTACATTTGAAAATTTTGCAATATATCGAGGAAGTTATGGTTCAAATCAATTAGATGGAGTTGCAGCAAATGATGATAATTCTGTTGTGATTGAGGGAGAAACAATTGTTCCATATGCATCAACTACACAAGCTTTAGAAGGTGCTGAGAATGCAACATTTGAAATAATGACTATAGGTGGTGCATCACTTAGTTCAGTTCAATCTGATGATTCAAATGAAAGTGGTACAAATACATTTCCATATGCGGCAATAGTACTTTCACCAGAGAATGATACATATGATGGTACGAGTATGAAATTTAGAGTTTATGATACGAATAATACATTCAATGGTAGTTTCGGTGATCAAGTCTTTAGATTTTATGATAATATAAATACCCATACTACTTCTCAAATTGGGCCATCAGGAAATACAGCTGCTACTAAAGTAATGTATGTAGATGCTGCAGATGAAAGTGTTGGTGATATTGTTACAGTTCATACAACTACAGTTGGTACTATTAGATCATCATCGTATTCAAATGTTATTAATGAGAACGGAGATGGTGGTAATATTTATCATTCAGAAGATTTAGAGGGTGCTTTCACAATTGGAAATACACCAGGAAAAATGACATTTTCATATACTCATTGGAATTATCCATATAGTACAACTTCTGGTGGTTCTCGTAATACAAGTACAAATACAGCAGTTCTTGATATACGATATAATAATGCAATTGATTCATTAGCAATAGATGACACAACAATAAATGTTTCATCGGTAGATGGTGCAGATAATGCTACTTTTACTTGTTATTCAGAAGGGTATGTGGGAACACTTACGATTGGATATGATACTAATAATACCACAAGTGATACATCATATACTAATACAACTGAAGCAGTTAGTACATTATATGTGAGAGAATCCATAAGTAAAAATTTCACTATAAGTTCTGCAGGTACATATTATCCAAAAGCACATCATGGTGGAAATGCTGTAGTGGGTTCTTCATTTATAGTAGCTCCAGCACTTGCGTATACAACAACTAACAATCAAACAATAAATGTAAGTACAACTCAAGCTTTTGCAGCTTCAGTTTCAGCTGGTACTAATGCATCAGTTGCAATTACATCATCACCCAATATTGGTAGTGGAACGACTACTGCCACAATGACACCACTTTTAAAAACTGGTGATTTTACAATAAGTTACGCTGGTACTGCAGATTATAGTCAGACTAATAACCAAACTGATATTTTATCTGTAGACCCAACTGTTAGTGTGGCTCTTACAGATAATCAAACTGGAAATAATTTTCCTATAAATGATGCTCATAGTGATACCATTACATCTGGTACACATGGTGTAAGTCCAACTGTATTCACACATACACCCACTGCGGTGGGAACTTTACAAAATGGAAATGCATTAGCTTATGCTTGGTCAGCAGCAAGTTCGAATTTTACTTATACGAGTGGCACCGTTTCAACTGCTGGAGCAGTTTCTTTTAAGAAGAATTGGCCAGGTACACTTTCACACTCATTAACCGTTACGGGAGATGATGATAGAACTGCAACAGATTCAAGTTCCGTAGTTTGTATAGGTGTAACAAAAACAGTTGCAGGGTCGACAAGTGATGTATTGAGAATAGGAACTACTTTTACGGTAACGAGTATTAGTACAGCATATACACAAACGGTAGCACTTTATCGTCAAAATTCGTTGGCCGGTTGGGATAAAATAGCTAATGGAGTATCTGTTGCTAGTACTATAAATTTTTCTTTGACTGGATTTCAAATTCCTGATGCAACTGCACGGGCCGTTAGGTTAGTGGATGATGATAATACTGGTGTTTATGCTGCTTTGGGTAATTTTGCTATCTTGAATCCATTACCCACTATCACGAGTTTTACTGCAACAGCATCAACCACAATAGGTCAAATAGATTTAGCATGGTCAATATCTGGTGCATCAGGAGGATCGGTAAGTATTAATCAAGATGTTGGTTCTCAATCAACTGGGAATTCTGGTACTGATTCTGATACTGGATTAGGTAATAATACACCAGTAACTTATACATTAACAGTAAATAATGCAAATAGTGAAGCGGTAACGGCTCAAGCTAGCGCAACAACTCTTACTCCAACTATATCTCTTGCTGCTCCTGATGTTACTTCATGGACTTGGGGAGATTCAGGAAATGTTACTTTAGTTGCACAGAAAAATTATTACGATACTGTAACTGGACATATGGGTTATGATTTAACAACCGCTAGTGGAACAAGTGGAACGGAATTACAAACAATAACTGCAGGTAATGGTTCGGTTGGTACTAATTTTAATATGGTTTTTGATATAAATGATTGGACTTATGCGAGTAGTTTAGGTAGTACAATAACTGATTTTAGAGCAGGAAATTCATCTGCCGCATGGGTTGTACAAAACAATGCCTCAACCGTTAGTGATTTTGCTACACCAAATGATGCTACTTCATTTTCAGCAACAGGAACTTCTGCAACAGGAATTCAAATTAGCTGGACAAATCCAACTGGTAATTTTACTGGAGTAACACTTCACGGTGGTCCACAGGGTGATATTGTAGAACTTTTAGCTACTGTTACAAATGGTCAAACACCAAGTTTTTCCCATATAGGTTTAACTCAAGGAACTACTTATGCATATTATCTAAAAACATATTATGATAGAACTGCTAATGGTGTAACAAGAACAAAATATAATCAATCTGCTACTTTCACAGGTACAACAATAGGGTGGGATTCAATTAGTGTTGCAGGACAGACAATGTCATTAACTGCAGGAACTGGGTGGAACGATACTGGTGGTGGACTAACTTCAGGACAAGAAGATGCACATCTACAAGCGACGGGCACCACTAAGACATTATATTATTTAGATAGTACAACTTTAGGTACAGATACAGTTAGTTTGAGAAGAGCGCAAGATGAGGGTACATGGAATGGTACTCAAGATTGGTACGGACATTCAGAAACAAATGATGTACTTTATATAGAAAATGATGGAACTGTAACTGCAGCAAATTATATTTTATCGGCAAATGTAAAACCAGATGGTCCCGCAAATGCTACGGCAACTGCAAATAGTACTTCACAAATAACATTAACTTGGTCATGTACTTCAGCAATAGAAACAGGATTTAAAATTTTTAGAAGTACATCAGCTTATCCAGATTCTTCAGGAACACCTATAAACTCACCATCTGCAAATGCAACTTCATATGTTAATAATACAGGATTATCTGGCAACACACAATATTATTATTCGATATATTCATATCGTGGTTCGACTGTTTCAAGTGTTAGAGCAACTGCAACCGCAACGACACAAACAGCGACGCCAACCGTTTCAATTGCTGGAACTGTAGGATCAAATTGGAATGCAGGAACAAACACTTATGCGGACGCTACTTTATCAGACGGCGATACCTTAGAAACAACTACATTTACAGTTACTTCGGCCGATAGGGGTGGTAATATAGTTAGGTTGCAAGTAGCCGGTACAAATGATGGAAACTTTAAATGGAGAGATCACACAGCGGATAGTGGATGGAGTGGTGCTGGATGGAGCTATGTTGGTAGTAGTACTTCTGCAGAAAATCTTATGGCAGATAATAATACAAATTATTTTAGAATATCACGAGAAATGAATTCCGGTGGAGATGATAGTCCAGATATAACATTAAGATGTAGGGTAATAAGCGGTGGAACTTCGTATTACTCAAACACAATAACTATTAATTTTGACTTGCTAGTAATGTAGGAGACATATGAGTAAAGAAATATATGATGTTTATTATTCCACAGGTGGTGGTGATTTAGTTTATGGTGGTGCCGATTTATGGGTGAATCATTGGATTGAAAATGTTGCACCAAAACTAAAAGTAAAACCAGTGTTGGCAATTCATCGAAAGGCCCCAACAAATCCATTATCAATAGAACAAAAACGAGCATTTAAAAGTAGTGTTAAAAAAGGAACTGGTGGTAATGAGGGTAGAAAAATAAATGTATCGTTGAGAACTAATTTTAAAAAATCTTTAGAGAAAAAAGATAAGGTTTATAAAGAATTAGAAAAAACTAAATCTTGGGAAGAAGTAGTAGAGGATGATTTACAAGTAATTTATCAACCCGATGATGTGAAAAAATTTCGTGAAGTATTACGAGGAGCAAGACGAATAAATATTCTTCATGGATATTATACAAATAATCCAGATTTTATTGAGATGAAAGATAAAATATTTAGTAATGTGGTTCATGTTTGTATTGAGAATACATTTAAAGCACACACCATAATAGAAACAGAATCACAAATGACTTTTGGTATGGATAGAGAATGGGAAAATGAAATTAATAGTTATGCAAAACATCCTATATGGATTGGATTTAGTAAAACACCACTACATGATAAATTCAATATGAAAGATATTACTAACTTTTATGAATTTAAACATAATTTAGATGTGAGTGATGACAATACTATTGGATTTGCAGCAAGAGTAGAGGCAAGAAAGTGTGTACACTATTTAACAGATTTAAAATCAGAAATCTGTACACGAACTGATGATTTATTTTGGTATAGAAAAAATTTAAATATGACATTTCCAAAATCAAAAGTATTTAAATACTCAAATGATACCATTGAGTTATTTTATAAGAAAAAGTGGGGAGTTGCTCATGTTGCTCACTTATTAGAACCATTTGGATATGGGATATTTCAGGCATTAGATTTTGGAAAAATCCCTATTATTGCAAGTGATTGGTTGCCTGAATATAATTATCCATTTCGATGTCATGATAAAAAAGGATTTGAAAAGTGTTATAAAGAAATATGTGAACTTACAATTGAACAAAGACGAAAATATGTATTTGATTTCCGTGATTATTTAAGAAAATACGATAATAAAAAGAGATGGGCAAAAAATTTCACGGATTTATACAACTCTTGATATTTATTATTGAATTAATTTAGGGAAAAAATAATGTCAACAGCAGCAGGACAAAACTTATCATTAGGAAAATTAAGACGAGCAATCGATGGAAACGATTCGTATACCGCCGAATTTGCTATGTCTACTGCCAAAGGTTCTTCAGCTACAGTTCAGATGAGTGAGTTTTCCATTAGTTCAGTAGATAGTGTTAGTGGATATGCTTATTTATGGGAATCAACTGCAGAAACCTATACAATGAACTTTAGTAATGCAGGTGCTTTATTTTTATCAAAAATAGCAAGTAGAGATGAAAATTTTACTTGGTCGGATAATAGTTCGATTTTAAGTGTTGCAGGTGATTATACTGCTACAGTAACAGCGGGTGCAATTTCAAATGCAAATACTGGTACTGGAGCAGATGATGATTGGTATGCAGCGGGAACTAATAATGCAGCTGTAGCAGTTACAGGTTCATTTAATGAAGATGGACAAAGTAATGGATTTAATGATCATGCTACAAATTATAATACTAATTTATACAAAACACTTACCATTGTGGATAGTTATGGTGGTTCACCAAGTTGTTTATTAATTGGAACACCAATTGATATGGCAGATGGTACTACTAAACTTGTAGAAGATTTAGAAATTGGTGATGAAGTTTTATCAATGAATATGCCAGGTCAACTTGATGAAGATAATGATGATTGGAGAAGTTGTAGATTTTCTGATGAGAAAACAGAAACATTTACTCAACATTCTGCAAGTGTTCAAGATATTAACTTTGATTTTGCACACAATTATTGGAATATAAATGATGGACAAGAGAAGATTACAGGTGAACACGAAATGCTATATAAACCATTAAATGAAGATGTTTGGATGTGGCAATTAGTTCCAAATATGAAAGTTGGTGCTAATGTAATGGACAAAAATGGAAATGAAGTTGAAATTAAATCTTTGGAGAACATACCAAGTGATGAAGGATTTGAAGTAGTTCAAATTGATGTAGAACCATTGGATGTATATTTTGGTAAAACATTCTTGGTACATAATAAGGGAAGTAATGTTAATCCATTCTAATTGTAAAAAAATAATGAATTAACACGAGTTTAGGTTATATTTATTAATAGGAAAATTACAAAAAAATAGGTTATTGTGTATCACGGAATATTAAATCATAATTTTATAAAGAAATTTATTACCACTAATAATGGTGATGGAGTTGCATATCGATGGACACACGGTGCAACAGATTATCATTTGGGTGATGGTTTATTAGTTTATAGTTTAGTACAATTCTTTCAATCTAAAACTTGTGTATGTTTAGGTAGTGGTGGTGGATTTATACCACGAATAATGAGTCAAGCAAGACAAGACTTATATAGTGATGGAACTTTTGGGGGTAAAAGTAACAAATACGAGTTTGGTGATATTGGAACTACTATAGTTGTAGATGATTGTAATGGTTTTAATGGTGAGGTAGATTGGAATGATGAAGATAGTTTTTTAAGAGAAATGTTTCATCCAATGTTTATAAAGAAAACAACTGAAACGGCATATTATAATTATTTTATAAAGAGAGATATTAAAATAGATTATTTACATATAGACGCCGACCACACATTTGACGGAGTTAAAAAAGACTTTGAGTTATATTCAAAAATTATGAATAAGGATGGTATAATTACCATACATGATACTGATAAAGAATATATTGATAATTTTGTAGAAGAATATGGCCACGAGGGTGATGATTTAACAGGCCCAGGTGAGTTTATTAAAACAATAGATAAACGAAGTTTTGAAGTTTTTAATTTTTTTAATCACGGAAAACATAAAGATAAACCAAGTTCAACAGGGTTAACAATAGTGAGAAAGAAGTGAATTTAGTTACAGTTAGTGGACATCATGTAAATACAATAGAACATATGTTAAATCATTATAAGGATAAAGTTAATGATATTTTTATAGGAGTACACCGTAATAGTTTATCAGATGAGGACTACGATAGATTAGTTCAGATTACAAATGATATTGGGTGTGGAATTTATAAAGAATATAATTTCCCACTTTATAATTGGCCAAAGGTTACTGACATATATAATGAGATAAAAATGTTAAAACCTGATGATTGGTGGATAGTGTCAGACGATGATGAATTTCATCAATACCAAAATCCATTAAATGATATAATTGATAAATGTGAAGATGAGAATTGGAAGTTTGTAACTGGTGCATTTTTAGATAGAGTTTCAGAAGATGGTAGTTTAGAAAAAGTTGAACGAGATATTAATATTTTTAAACAATTTCCACTTGGTGGGATGTTTAGATTTCCAATTTCTCAAGCTTGTCCAAATAAGGTTGTAATATCGAAAGGTGATATCCAATTTTCAAGTGGCCAACATTACGCAATAATAGATGGAAATGAAGTTAGAGTAGAGGGTGGTTCAAAAACAGCATCAGGAGTTGAACATCCATATAGATGTGATGTTGATTGGGAATTTACTCAAGTACACCATTTCAAATGGGATGAGTCATTACAAAGAAGATTAAATCAGATAGTAGATATTGATGAAGAGTATACATATGGTTGGGAATATAAGATATTGATTGATTATTTTAGAAGAACTGGGGGTAAGATAGATTTGAAAGATAATAAGTTTAAGTTTCAAAATGTCTTTATTTTCCCTAAACACAATTCGTGGGATTCTATAAAACATATGAGTTTGGATTTTTAGATGAATAATTATAAATTAGCAATTATTGTTCCTTATAGGGATAGACAAGAACATATGGATGTATTTATACCACATATGGATCAATTTTTTTCCAACAAGGATATTGATTATACTATTGTTGTTGTTGAACAAACTGATGGTAGACCATTTAATCGTGGTAAGTTATTGAATATTGGATTCGATTTAGTTAAGGACGACTTTGATTATTTCTGTTTTCACGATGTCGATTTACTACCAATTTCAGATGAGTGTGATTATTCATATGAAGATGCACCTATACACTTAGCTACTCAACTTGAAACCTATAATTATAACATACCGTATCCACACTATTTTGGTGGTGTTGTTATATTCAATAAGGAAAATTTTATACAACTCAATGGCTATTCAAATGAATATTGGGGATACGGAGTAGAGGATTTAGATATGATGTTTAGATTAGAAAATTCTGGTTTACCACATGATATTTGCATAGACCAATCAGGAATTAATACACAGAGTAAATATAGTTTATCGGAATTTAAAGTTATAGAAAATACAAAAAATAAAAAATTAAAATATGTAACATTGGATGGCGAGAATACATTACATCTTAAAAGTAGTACGGAGTTATTGACTTTACCAGAAAAATCTTATAGTATTAGTGTTTGGGTACGACCACATAAGTTACCAACGATTTCTAATTTACCCTCTTCTATTAAAAATGGTGAACGAGAACACTCTATTATTTCCAAACCAGGATTTCATACAGGGTTATTTTATAAGTCACCTATACGAAGAAGAACTAAATCTTTTGATGAAAAACCTAAGTGGGAATTTGAAAAAGAAAAAACTTCATTTTTTCAGGCTCAGATATGGGATGAAAATGAACAAAATTATGTTGTTGATAGAGATGTAACACTTGGAGATTGGTATCACTTAATAATGTCGGTTGATGTCGATGATGGAAGTTTATCTTTATATTTAAATGGGATAAAGGCATTTGATAAGTTTAACAGACAAAAGTTTGATAATGGAAAGTTTAAAAAGAATTTAAGAAAATATTCGGATTCGCCTTGGTTTATTGGATGTTCGTATCCAGAACACAATGGATTTATAGGTGATATTTCAGAATTAAAATTTTACAATGTACCAATGACACCTGAAAGGGCCGAGAGTGAGTTTCTTGCTGATGAGATTGATGTATTACCAATAGTACATATTGATTTCTCTAAGGGTTATCGAAATACATATTTTGATATAACGGGAAATCATTGTAATTTAGTTTCATCGTTAGATATTATTGATACACACAAATCTCATTATTTTAAAATTGGTAAGGAGTTGGTAATTCCTATTAGAAAACCTGGTAAGTATAAATGTTTAAAACATACAGGCGATGATAAGATAGTAGAAAGATATGATAACTTTGACCCCGATACAGATTTAAATCTTGAAATATTTTTTGATGATATTAAAAGTGGTGATATTGATTATACGAAGATTGGTTTAAATAGTTTAAATTATAAACTTGTATCTGAAGAAGATTACAAAGAGAGGCATAAATGGATAAAAGTAATAACATAATTCATAACGTAATGAAAGTATTATTTGATAATATTGAAGAATTAGAGACTTTTGATGCTAAGTTAAAAGAACTTATTGCTCAAAAATCTTCAATAACATTATTTACTTTATTGTTGGCAAATATAGAACAATTGTATACAAGTGTAACAAAAAAGGAAGTAGATATTTTAACCTTATTAAAGAGGACAAGGAGTTAAGGAAATGGCAAAAGAACATGCAGAAGAACGAGTAGCAAAATCATTAGAGAGTATTGCTGAATCATTTAGAACATTTGAAGATTCATTTTTGGAGTTAGACCTTCCAATTTGGAGTGAAAGACTTGAGTGGTATTTGAATGAGTTTTATAGTTTGGCAAAACAAAAAACAGTTGGTGGTGAGAATAGACCAGATAGGGATAAGGAACGTAGTAGATGAATCCTAAACTCGGTGTAATCGTACCGTATCGAGATAGGGAAAAACACCTAAAGAAATTCATTCCACATATTACAGATTTTTTAAATGAACATACAATTCCATTTGAAATTTTAGTGGTGGAACAGGCAGATGATTTACCTTTTAATAGAGGTAGGTTGTTGAATGTTGGTTTTGATATTTTAGAAGAAACTTGTGATTATTTTTGTTTCCATGATATTGATATGCTTCCTATGGAGGCTGATTATAGTTATGCTAAAACACCATTACATTTGGCAACAAAGCTAAGTAGTAATGATTATGAATTAACATTTCCATCCTATTTTGGTGGAGTTACATTATTTAATAAAGATGATTTCAAATCTATTAATGGATTTTCAAATGAATATTGGGGATGGGGATTTGAAGATGATGATTTATTGTATAGGTGTTCTAAAAATGGATTGCCTGTAGATAAAAAGGTTTACGGTAATGATAGTAAAATAAACTATGTATTACAGATATCAAACGAAACTGAGGGTATCGAGATAATATCAAATAATAAAGTTTTAAAAAAACTATTCGATTCTGATTTTACTATTTCAGTAAATTCTAAACCAGATAAAATTACAAAAGATAATAGTAGTGATGCAGATGAGTATTTTATAATTAAGAAACCTGGATATGATAGTGGATTATCATTTACAAGTTTTAATAGATTTAAAGCAGAACTTTTTGAGGAAAGTGGAAAATCAGTCTCAATAAATTCAGAATTACTGGGTGAAATCTGGACAAATTTAATATTAACAAAGAACGGTAATGAGTTATATTTTTATTTAAATGGTGAATTGGTAGGAAAAGAATTTATAGATGATGTGCGGGATTATAATGACGAATCACTTTATATAGGACATTCAAAATTTAAAGGAGTAGTATCTTCGGTTTCTATATGGAATAAAAATATTACCTTAGAGGAAGTAAATACTATTTATAATAGTAGTCAGCCAATGACGAATGTTTTACCAACTGGATTACAAGTTCATTATGATTTTAAAAATATAATAAATAATAAAGTAATTGATTTAAGTGGCAATAATAACAATGGAGTTTTGACTGGTGGTAAGCAGATTGAGATGGATAGTAAATTGAAGAGTTCACTTACTATTCCACTTAGGAGAGATGGTAAGTTTTTAACTTTGAGTCATAGAAACAATTCGTGGAATGATTTGAGTTGGGTACATAAAGAAACAAGATTAAATCAGATAAAGTATTTAAATGAGGTACGACAAGATATGTTTGATACAAACATAGATGGTTTGAATACTTTGAGATATAATTTAGAAGATAAAGAAGTAATCGATGATTATACAAAGGTAAAAGTATCGTGAAACATAAATTAGGAGTTTGTATACCATATCGAGATATCGGAGATGGTGTTCGTAAAGGACACTTGGACAAGTTAGTACCTCATTTAGAAAAGTTCCTTGGCGATAGGAATATAGACTTCAGATGTTACATTGGACACCAAGTTGATGATAAACTGTTTAATCGAAGTGGGACAAAGAATGTTGCATTCCTTGCTGCTAAAGAAGATGGGTGTGATTATGTAGCATTGCATGATGTAGATATGTTACCCGAAGATGATGCATGTGATTATAGTTATCCAGAAAAATATCCAAGACATATTGCGTGTTATTTATCACAATGGGATTATACTCTCAGAGATGTAGAGTATTTTGGTGGTGTTATTCTTTTTACGAAAGAACAATTTCTTGATGTGAATGGTTATAATCCAGATTATTGGGAGTGGGGAATGGAAGATGACGACTTATTTTGGAGATGTGTAAAGAAAGGTTATACACCAAAAAAATCTATTAAAGGTTTTGGGAAATCAAAAGCATTATATTTTAACGGAGAGGATGATCATATTATTGTTCCACCAAGTAGAACTTTAAGAAATTTAACAAGTCGTTCATTTGAGATTGAGTTAACTTTAAAAGCTCAATTACCAGAAAAATATAAAGAATATTTAATTGGGGATTTAAGTAATAGAAGATATATTGACTTTCCAATAATAAATCGTAAAGGTTGGGATTTTAATATTGGTTATAATAATAGTAGAGCATTCTCAACAACAATGTGGAGTTGGAGAAATGAATTAATTTATACTTGGGCAAAAAGATATCCAAATAAATGGACTAAATTAAATTTAAAAGTTGATGATAGAGAACAAGAAGTAAGATTTCTTGTTAATGATGAAGAAACAGATTCACGACATGGTACAGGTGCAGAATCACCATTGAAATATGAAAATGGATTAAAAAGATATGGTGGACTTCCCTATATTATTGGAAAGGCTCATTCGAGTGGACAAGTCGATTCTAAATATAAATTATTTCAAGGATATATTCAAGAGATTAAGTTTATAGATTTTAGAGAAAATTTAGTTTTACATTATGATTTTAGTAAATCAGTAGATGGAAATAAAGTTATTGATTTAAGTGGTAATGAAAATCATGGTGAACTTCATGGCGGAGAAGTCAGAGAAGTTGAAGTAAGTGATTTATATAATACTGATGTACCACACAGAAGTTTTGGTAGAATGGATTGTATGTATCACGATGATGTAGGAATTGTTAATAATAAATTTACACTTGAGACTACACAAAAAAACGAAGAACTTTATAGACTACAAATGCAAAAAGATAAAATAGATATTGATTCTAATGGAGTGAAACAACAAAAATATGAAATCGTATCAAAGGAAAATGTTTACGATAGACATCAAATGGTAAATGTAACTTTTAAAGGAAAGTAAGATGGTACGGTGGATTAAAAAAATTATAAATAAAATAAAACTCAAACGAAGATTAAAAAAGAAAATGAAACATTTAAGAAAGAAAGACCCTTTTATTTATAGGTAAGTTATGATAGATAAACATTTTATAGCATTGGGTTGTAGTTGGACGGCAGATTATAGTTATTTGAAAATCGAAAATCCAGAATTGTATGGAGAGTACAAAGATGTGTATGCTACGTGGGCAACCCATCTCGGAAAAGATTTTAAAAAGTATAGTAACCTTGCTTGTCCTGGCCAGGGGAATGGTTATATGTACCATAGACTTGCTTATTATCTTAGTACACATAAGAATACAAAAGATTTGTGTGTTGGTATAATGTTTTCTGATTACACACGAATGTATTTTTCGACTGATACTTATGTAGAACATCCATTACTGAAAACTGATACGTATGAACCAGAGTTTCTCAAAACGGATGGATTTAAAACTTATGATATGGGCAGAATGGGTAGTGAACTTATTGAGGGTGGGGAGTGGGATATTAGAAAAAATAATTCATGGACTCAAGATTTATATGAATCTGATGACCCAGATAAGAGGAAAACCTTTGACTTACTATGGAAAGGAATGGAAGATTGGGTAGGTTCTCCAGACCATAAATTTCAAGAATCAATTGCTAATGGATTAAGTGTTTCCCATATATATTATAATTGGTTAACTGATATAATAAATATTATAAATCTTTTGAAGGCACATAATGTAGACTATTTTTATATGTTTGCAACACAGGATTACCACGCTTGTAAGAGTGTCACACAATATACTATTAGGAGTGATATATCTGGATATAAAAGAAACGTAAATGAGTTCAACGATAACACAGGAAACTTTGAACCATATTGGCAACCCTTACCTTATTCGGTAGAACCAATGATTAATCTAATTAATACACAAAACTATGTAGAGTTTCCTACTCGGACAGGGTGTTGGACAAGTTGGGTAGTAGAACAAGATAATCCAGATTGGAGAGATGTAATTCACCCAGGTAAAAAAATGCAGAAAAAAACATATACAGAAGTATTAAAACCCTTTTTAAAGGATAGGTTTGGTTATTATGATTGATCATGAATATGATAGAATAAAAAAAATATTACCTGATATAGAAAAGAAGACATCGCCTACTTTTTGTCTTGCTAAATGGCATCACGTTACCATTTATTTACACTTAGGTGAAACTCATAGTTGTTACCACCCACAACCACACGGTATTCCTTTAGATGAGTTAAAAGAAAACCCATCTGCTCTACATAACACCAAACAAAAGAAGTTAGAACGAAAGATGATGTTAGAGGGTAAGAAGCCTGAGGGATGTAACTATTGTTGGAATGTAGAATCTATGGGTCCTGATTATATAAGTGATAGAAAACAAAGAACAGTTGCAATTCACGAGGGAGATAAAAGTAGATTAGATGATATCATAAATAATCCCTGGGATATGAATGTTAATCCTGAATATATTGAACTTTCTTTTGGAAATACTTGTAACTTTAAATGTGGTTATTGTCATCCGAGATATAGTTCAAGATTTTTGGATGAGATTAAAGAACACGGACAATACCAAGAGATGTTTTCAGGGAAGTATGATATAGAATGGTTTATTGATAAATTACAAACAGATGAAGAAACAAATCCATATGTCAAGGCTTGGTGGCAATGGTGGCCAGAAGTTTCTAAAACTTTATCTATTCTAAGAATTACAGGTGGTGAACCAACAATTCATGGTAGTACATACAGATTGTTAGATGAGATTAATAAGAACCCCATGCCAAATCTTGAGTTGAATATTAATTCAAATCTTGGTGCAAACCCAAAACTCTTTGATAGGTTTATAGATAAGTTAAAACCAATCATAGAAGAAAAGAAAGTAAAGGATTTTAAATTATTTACTTCTATAGATACTTGGGATAAAGATAAAGCTGAGTATATGAGACATGGTTTAGATGTAGAATTGTTTGAGAGAAATTTTAACAAATACTTAGAGGAAATACCAGATAGTAGATTGTCTCTAATGATTACCTTTAATAATTTATGTGTTTCTAATTTTGATTCTTTATTAGAAAAAATATTAGAGTGGAGAGGGAAGTATAATAACTTAGATTGGATTAATGAAAATGGACACCCAGTTCAGAGAATACAAATAGATACACCATATTTAAAAGAACCACCACACTATGATATGAATATTTTACCAAAGAAAGACTTTGGACATTATATGGATACTCATTTAAAATTCATGGAAGATAATCTTGAGAAATGGAATGTGAATAAGTTTGACCACCTTGAAGTTGCTAAATTTAGAAGAGTACATAATTATTTTACTACTAACACACCTGCAATTTCTTATTTGAGAAAAGGACAATCAGATTTTTATAGTTTTTTTACTCAACACGACAAAAGAAGAGATACAGAGTTTTTAAACGCTTTTCCAGAATATACAGATTTCTATAATCATTGTAAAAAAATAAATAATAGATATCAGGCAAGAGATAGATTAAGAGAGAAGAGACGGTTGAGGAATAAGAGATATGGATAATATTTTTAATAAGATAGATACGGCATGTAATGTTAAATAGAGACTTGTATTTTTTGAGAGACACACACTCCTCCTCAGTTGCTTCAGCTCTCAATAATCATAGAGACAATATGTATTCACCATCAATTCATGCTGGTGAGTTTTCAACATCTTCGCCAAACCGACAATTATACTTTGGAAATATGTTTGGACATTTAAATGGGTATGGTAAAAATAGTATTGTGAATGTTAAACATTATGATTTGTTACCAAAGGATTCTTTAAAAGTATATTTGTTTTTTTGTTACTTTCCGGAAGAATATACAATAAAGATAACACCAGGTTATTTAGATAAGTTAAAAAATGATCCTAATGCTTATTTTATGGTGTTTAATTTTTATGAGTGGATTCTTGAAGAAAAACTATTAATTAAATCATTGGACTCACAGGGTATCCCAAAAGAGAAAGTAATAGTGGCCAGTTCTTCAACGGGTAGATTAACTAACTCATTCAAAGAAGTTAATATAGCAAATTGGTGGCAAAGTTGGTATAGGACACAAATTATGCATGGTGGATCTTCATTAATTGAGGAACACCAACATTCAATAGATGATAAAAAGTTTAAATCACTTTGTTTTATGAAACATGCAAGATGGGATAGATTTATTTTAGCCTATTATTTAAATAAATTCAATATGTTATACGATAAGGAAAATTTGATTTCTTTACATTTTAATAAACAGAATTGGTTTCATTCTGAGTTAGAAAAAATGGATGATTCTTTAGGTGCACCTTATGCTGGAATTCCGAGAGATTTTAAAGATACCGTAAAAACATTTAAAGATAGAGAGTTAGATACTTTAAATAGAATTGATATACAATTACAACCGGTAGATGATTTCTATTTAAATAGTTGTTATTCTATCGTGAGTGAAACAACAATGTTACAACAACCATTTATAACCGAGAAAACATTTAAACCTATAGTCCACAGTCATCCATTTATTTTAATAGCTGGTAAAGGTGCAATTAAACAATTAAAAAAAATAGGATTTAAATTCTATGATGAATTGGCTGGTAAGGGATATGCAACAAGTGAAAAACAAGTACAGAATATTATAAAAGAACTTTCAGAAAAATCACTTGACGACTTAAAAGAAATACTGCCAAGTCTTAAAAATAAAGTAAAACATAATTTTAATATATTTATGTATACGGAGGTTATTTGGGATGACTGGGTAGGAGAACTATATGAAGTCATCACATCAAAGAGAAACAGTAATGAATAAAAAGAAAAAACACACTTTAAAATCCTTAAAAAAGGATAAGGTAATATGTCCTTTTTTGTGGACACACTCTTATGTCGAACCAAATGGAAATGTCTTTCCTTGTTGTACATCTAAGAATACAGAAGCTTTTACACGACCAAGTAAGTATGGTAATGTTAAGGATAGTACTTTGGATGAGATAATGAGGGGCCAAGAGATGAGTAAACTCAGAAAGAAAATGTTAAATGGTGAGTTTGACTCTAATTGTTCTAATTGTTATAAAACTGAAAAAAATGGTGGTTATAGTTTTAGAACATTTGGGCAAGATGAGTTTCTTGATCAAGATATAGTTGACTATGTTAATGCTACAAATCCTGAAAACGGTGAAATAGAAGATTACACTTTTAAATATATTGATATTAGGTTTAGTAATGTTTGTAATTTTAGATGTAAATATTGTAGTCCGAGATTTAGTTCTACTTGGTATAACTTTATGAAAGATGAGTCGGAAAAACACCCTGTTGTTAGGGCATATGTAAAAAATAATCCAATGGAGATTGATTTATTTAAAGTTCAAGATGTTACAAAGGAAAATTTAATTACACAATTAACACCGCACTTGGATACAACACAACAAGTTTATTTTGGTGGAGGTGAGCCATTGATTACTGAAGAGCATTATGAACTATTAGATGTAATGATGTCTAAAGATTTGTATGATATACACTTGAGGTATAATACTAATTTGAGTAATTTTAAATATAAAAAGAAACATATATTTGATTATTGGGAAAATTTTCAATATTTAACTATTGGATGCAGTTTAGATCATTTCGGTAAGAAGGCTGAATTTATGAGAACTAAAACTGATTGGAAAGTTGAGGAAGAAAATTTAAGAGAGTTAATTAAATTTAGAAGCAACCACTATGAAATTTGGGGCCCACATGAAGAATTGGGAGACTCACAAAGAGAACATACAAAGAAGTGGGGAAAAAGTGGATGGGTAATCATATCAATTGATACTGTAATTACTATTTTTAATGTAGGTTCAATTACTGATTTCTGGGACTATCTACTTGATGAAAAATTATTAGATGATCAGATGACAGTTACTATAAATGTAACTTACACACCTGAATACTTTACGGTTAGGGCATTACCAAAACACTTGAAAGACGAATTTAGTAAAAAGATGTATGATTGGTGGGAGAATGTTGATGAACGACATCCTAAACTTAAAACTATGAAAGATGTAGCGGGAAATTTAATAAAGGGAGAATTTAAACAATACATTGATACCATTCATAACATAATGCATTCAGAGGATATTTGGGATGAAGATCTATTTTTCTGGAAAATAAAATTTTTAGACCCTGATATGACATTTAAGAAAATACTACCTGAATTAAGTGATTGTGTTGATATGGATGCTTTAGCAGATAAAGTTTCCGATGAGGCATTTATGATAGCATCCCCCACAACTCTTTTAAAATAAGATGTATATACAGACTCTGACGAATGATGATAAAACAATTTAATGTCTAAAGAAAAAAAAAATAAAAGTTTTTGTATGGCTCCGTGGGTTCATATGAGTATATGGCAAACTGGTGATGCCTATCCTTGTTGTATTTATGATTGGGAAACACCAATTGGAAATGTTAATGATGAGGGATTCAGGGGAGTATGGAATAATGATTCTATGAAAGAACTTAGATTAAAAATGTTAAATGGTGACGTTGTGGATTCGTGTAAGACTTGTGATTTATATGATGAACAGGGAATATATTCATATAGACATAAAATGAATACAGAGTATAAACACCATCAGGGAGTAGTTGATAGTACAGAGAAAGATGGTTACGTTGAACAATTTAATTTAGCATATTTTGATGTTCGTTTTTCTAATTTGTGTAATATGAAGTGTAGAACTTGTGGTAGTCATTTTTCAAGTAAATGGGGGGAAGATGATTATAATGGAAAACCTATAGTGATTGAAATTGATTATCCAAATATGTGGAAAGAGATTGAAGAGGTTATACCAACAATAGAAGAGATTTATTTTACTGGAGGTGAGAGTTTATTTATGCCACACCACTATAAATTGTTAGATATGTTAATTGAAAGAGATAAGAAACCATTGATAAAATATAATAGTAACGCAAGTAGACTTGGAATAGGGGATAAACATATTAAAAACTATTGGCCACACTTTGAGGAAATAATTTATGGAGTTAGTTTTGATCAAGTTGGGGATAAAGCAAGTTATACTCGACACGGAACTAAGTGGGATAAGATTGTTGAAAATTTATTTTGGATAAGGGATAATAATAAAAATGTTGTTATTGAACCAAGTCCTACTATTAGTATTTTTAACATTCTTGATTTAGATAAGATTGTAGAATTTTTATTTGAGAATGATTTAAGTACTAATTTTAGAATAAACTTATCTAATTTATTAGTAACTCCTGAATATTTTTCAATAACATTATTACCAAAAGAATTAAAAGTAAAGGCTGAAAAAAATATAAATAAGTTGAAAAAGTATATAATAAAGAAAGTTGAACACATTGGACAGCGACAACATATTATTGAAAATTTAGATAAGGTTATAAGATTTATGTATGGAAAGGATACTTCAGATTTGATACCACGAACATTAAATGAAATAAAACTTATTGATATAAAAAGAAAGGAAAACTTTTTTGAAGTATTTCCTGAATATGAGATTTTAAAAGAATATGAAAAGTAAAGAAGAGTTATTTAAAACTAAAACATTTTGTATGATGCCTTGGGTACACATGCATGTTTGGCCTGCAGGAAAAACATTTCCTTGTTGTATGGCAGACCCAAATTGTGATATCGGAAATACTAATGAGAAAAGTTTGTTAGAACTTTGGAATAGTGGTAGAATGAAATTTATCAGAAAGTCTATGTTGAATGATAGGCAAATTCCAGATTGTAGACGATGTTATGAATTGGAAGAAAGTGGAATGAGAACATTGAGAAATTCTTCTTTGGAAAATTTTGGACACCACTTTGACAAGGTTTTAGGTACACACGATGATGGGACAGTTGATGAGTTGAATATGGCTTATCTTGATATAAGATTTAGTAACTTGTGTAATATGAGTTGTAGAACTTGCGGCCCACAATTTAGTACAGGTTGGTATGATGATCATAAAAAAATTCACGGAGATCCTGGACATCCTAAAGTTTTACAAGTTAGTAAAAATATGAAAACTTGGTTCGAAAAATTAAAAGATGTGTTGGATACGGTAGAAGAAGTTTATTTTGCTGGGGGAGAACCTTTGATTACTGAAGAACATTATAAAATTTTGGATTATTGGATTGAAACTAATAAGAAAGATGTTAGAATCGGATACACAACAAATTTTTCTTTAATGAATTATAAGAAGAAGTCGATATATGATTATTGGAATTCATTTGGAAATGTTAGAGTTGCAGCAAGTTTAGATGCAACTTGGGAACGAGGTGAGTATTTAAGAAAAGGTACAAATTGGGATAGAACAGTACAGAATAGAAAGACAATGATAGAGAAATGTCCAGATGTTTATTTTGAAATTACACCCACAGTTAGTATTTTTAATTGTTTTAATCTACCAGATTTCCATAAGGAATGGGTTGAATCGGGACTTTTGGAAGTTGACAATATACGAATTAATATTTTACTCGACCCTACAGAAATGAGATTACAAATTTTACCTGATATGTTAAAGGATAAATTAAGAAAACGATATCAAGAACATATAGATTGGTTAAATACATTTACAGAAAAACCACACAATGCACTTTCAGGTTTTAAAAATTTGCTTTATTTTATTGAACAAAAAGATTATAGTGATAAAATACCTATGTTTAAAGAGATTACAGATAGAGTTGATTCTGTAAGAAATGAAAGTTTTATTGAAACTTATCCAGAATTAAAGGAGTTATACGATGTTGAGTAAAACATTTTGTGTATATCCCTGGATTAATATCCATACCAATACGGATGGCAGGGCAAAACTTTGTTGTAATATCTATACGGAAGATTATGTACAAAAAGATAATAAACCATTGGTTTTAGGAAGTACTGAATTTGATGAGTTTTGGAATGGGGATTATATGAAGAGTGTTCGTGAGGGAATGTTAAATGGAGAGGAAATTGATGCTTGTCAAATTTGCTATGATAGAGAAAAAATTGGAATGGAGAGTAGTAGAGTATGGGCTAATGAAAATATTTTAGATGATGAACTAAAGAAAAGAATTGAATCTGAAACTATTCACGGAGAGTTTTCTTATAATCCAACACACTTAGAATTAAGGTTAGGAAATAAATGTAATTTAAAATGTAATTCGTGTTGGAGTGTCAGTAGTAATACTATTTATAAAGAGAGAACCAAGATAATGGAATCTGAAAAAGATATACCAGAATGGTTATCTAATCAATGGAATCACGAGATAGATTCTGTAAATCAATACGATTGGAACTGGTTCAATTCAAAAAAGTTTGATGAATTTATAGATAAGGTTGCACCTACAATGAAGAGGTTATATTTAACTGGAGGTGAACCAACACTTATAAATAAAAATTATGATATATTGGAGAAGTTAATGAGTGTTGGGAATAAAAGTGTCTATCCTTGCTGGACAACAAATTTAACTATTTGGCCAGAAAGGTTTTATGATACTTTAGATTATTTTGATAGTAGTGAAGTTCAAATGAGTATTGATGGTTACGGTGATCAAAATTATTATACGAGGTATCCAACAAAATGGAAACTTGTAGAACGAAATTTTAAAAAATCATTAGAGTTACCAGATAAAGTAAATTTAAAGATATACTTTGTTTTTCAGGCTTGGAATATTTTTAATGTTTGTGATTTGGTTAGGTGGGTAGAGAAAAATTCAAATGGTAGAAATATAGATTTTGTACCAATCTATCTTGAATATCCAACACACATTCATTCTACTGTATGGCCAAGGAAAGTTTTAGATAAGGCAGTAAAAAACTTATTGGAGCTGAGAAAAACTTCAAAATATAAATCACCAATAACAGGTTTGATAAATTACTTAAAACACCCAAAAGAGTTTTCTGTAGAGGAATTGAAAAAGATGAAATATTTCATTGATTTAAATGATAAACATAGGGGTATAAAATTTTCTGATTATTTCCCAGAGTTAACTGATGAGTTAACTTAATGTCATATCAATCATATAAAAACCATATAGGAGATAGACCTACGGAAGAGAGAATAAAGTTTTATAGAATTTTGGATTATTTAAAACCCAATCATTCTCTGTTGGATATTGGTTGTAATTCTGGTTTCTTTTCAGTTTACCTGGCATCACATTGTAAGAATGTTGTTGGTGTTGATAGCTTGTGGCCACCTGATGTGAAATTCTTTGGAGAGGTATATGTAGAAGAAAATTCAATAGAAAATATAGAATTTATTAAAGAAAGTTTCTTAGATGTATATTTATCATTACCTAAATTTGATGTCATACTGGCATTAGCAGTAATGGGCCATATAAAAAATTGTAATTCTTGGGGCATTGAAACTATTGCTAAAAAATTATATGATTTAACAAATGATAATGGAATTTTATTTCATGAAAGTATTACCGATGATTTTGATAATGATTTTATAGATTACAAAAAGTTAAATCAGTCTTATATAGATATAGGATTTAAAGAATTGTTTCAATTGGATATTCCTACTGAACTTGAAGGGCCTACACCAACTATTCAAAATGATGTTGGAGTATGGGGGAATAAGTTTTCATCTATTAGAAAACTTACTGTTTTTAAAAAGGACTCAGAGTAATGGTAAAACAAGTAAAAAGAATATATCCAAATAAAAATAAATGGGTTAGTATTACTTGGCAAGTAAACGATGTCTGTAATTTTAGATGTTCTTATTGTAATGAGTATAATTGGGGTGGTAGACATAGGAATGGTAATACTGAAGAAATATGTAGAAACTTAGATAAAATTATGAAACATTATAAAAGTAAAGGATATGAATATTTTAAGATATTTTTTAGTGGCGGAGAACCAACATTCTGGGACCCATTATTTTCTGTAATAGAAACTTTTGAAAATAATGCTAAATTTCCAGGTTCGTGTGTAGGAATAAATAGTAATTTAAGTAGACCATTAAAGTGGTGGAAAGAGCACCATCATAAATTTGATGATGTTGTTGGTTCTTACCACATTGAATTTACAGATGAGAAGAAATATTTGAAAAATTATGAGTATTTATCTACACGAAAAAATTGGATGTGTGCAAGACTTATGATGCATAAAGATCATTTTCAACATATGATAGATGTTGGGGAAAAGATTAAAAAGTTTCCAAACACTATTATTGAATATGCTCCAGTATTTGATGAGTTAAAACCAGATACCGACCCGTATCATTATGATGAAAAGTGGATGGGAGAGTGGTTAATGAAAAATCCTATGCATATAGAACAAGAGTCTAAACCAGAATCACGAGAAATAAAAGTTTTTTCTATGGTAGAATTTGAAGATGGTACTTCAGATGCAATTAATACAAATTCATTGATTGCAAATAAACAAAACTTTTTTAACGGTTGGAAGTGTCATATTGATGAGGCAATTCATATTATGCCTAATGGTGATATGAGTCTTGCAAGTTGTGGTGTTGGTCCAAAAATTGGTAATATTGTACGAGGACAATTTATCAATTCTAACGCAAAACCTATTATATGTCCTAAGTTACATTGTCATTGTGCAGCAGATATAAACATAACCAAGTATAGGAAAGAACATGCATAAATATCCAAGAACGACATTTTGTTATCCTACTCTTGGTGAGTTAAGTATAGGTGGTGATGGTGCTGTTAGAAGCTGTTGTGTGGTTCAGGGAGTACAGACTTCAAAAAAAATTACTAATGTTGAAAATATTGAAGAGTTGGTAAATGATTCTGAACTTGTAAAGTTGAGAGGAGATTTATTAACTGATAAAAAAGTAAAGACTTGTGATGGGTGTTGGAAAATTGAGGATTCAGGTGGTACAAGTTATAGATCGAGTTGGAATAACAGATTTAAATATTATCAAAGAGAGGCTTTACAAAATGTAGATGATAATTTTAATATAATAGATCCTTCTAAAATACGATTTTTAGATTTGACATTTGGAAATAATTGTAATATGAAATGTGTTATGTGTCATCCAATGGCTTCAAGTCAATGGATAAAGGATCAGGGCCCACTTATTGCAGAATTTGCAAAAGAAGTTGGGTTGGGCGTTAGTAACTCTCCCGATCGGAATAAAGTTGAATTTGAGCCTGAAAAGTATGTATCAGATGTTACTTATCTTGCATCTTATACAGAAAATTCGTTGGAAGTACCAAGAGAAATTGTACAACGGCCTTGGTATAAGGATTATGATTGGAATAAATTTAATCATATTATACCGAACTTGCAACATATAAATATGGTAGGTGGTGAACCGTTGATAAATGTAGAACAGGAAAAACTTTTAGAACACATTGTGGAGATGGGATATTCAAAAAATATTTCAATATCTTATAATACTAATCTTTCTATTGTTAGTGCTAAAGTAAAAAAATATTGGCCTCAATTTAGAGAGATTGCTCTATCTTGTAGTTTTGACGCAATTGGTAAACAAAATGATTATATCAGATATCTAAGTAGTTGGGAAGTATTTACTAAAAATATCTTTGAAGCATATAATCTATCTGATAATATGATTATAAATTTTGCATCAACTGTTAGTGTGTATAATATATTGGAGATTGGTAAGATAGTTGATTGGTCGATTGATATGTTGTTAGAGAGAGAAAAAAGAGGACTTGAAATATCTAAGATTTTACCATTCTTTACTTTTGTTAAGATACCTGTAATACATGATATTCAAATCTTACCTAAAGAAATTAAAGAAATTGCAATAAAAGAATTGGAAGATACAGTCAATGATATTGAGAAATTTAATAGAAAAAGAACAAGAGAACTAAAGATAGTAATTCCAGAACCTGATATCGCAAGTATACTCGTTATAATAGATATGTTAAAGGAAGAACCTAATGATAAAGTAGAAACAGAAAAGAAGTGGAAAGTTTTTAAAAAGTTTGTTAAACATTTAGACACCGTAAGAAACATTAAAATAGAGGATTTTGGTTTAGAAATAACCAAGTATATAAAATGAAAATAGCAATAGCATTAGCACCACAATGGTCAATAATGACTCCACCATTAGCTTTGGCTATATTGGATTCATATATTGACAATAGACACGATAAAAAAGTTTTTGACTTAAACATACAGTCTGCCCACCATTTAAATGAAACACAAGGAACTAATTACTGGGATGTAGTTGGGCATGTACCATTTCAAAATGAAAGACTTTTTAATAGTGAAATGTTACCTATGTTAACCCCGGTGTTTGATGATTTCATACAAGAAGTTAAAGACTATGATGTGATTACTTTTACTCTTTATGTTGCTAATAAACTGTCTACTTGGTATTTAATGAAAGAGATAAGAAAGTTAAATCCAAATGTAAAATTTGTAGTTGGAGGCCCCGCGAGTTGGTATGATTCTACTTCATTATTTGAAGAGAGTGATTATAATATTGATGTTTTATGTAGTGGGGAGGCTGAAAATATTGTGGATGAACTTATGACTGCTATAGAACAGAAAACAAATTTAGAAGATGTTGATGGAATTTATGTTCGTGATGGGAAAAAATTTAAGAAAACTGCATTTAGATTTCCTATTAAAAATTTAAATGAGTTAAGTGAGGGTAAATTTGATAATTTTGATTTGGCGAAATATACTTTGGTAGATTATTTATATCCAGGTGAACCAATTTTACCTATACAGGGTTCAAGGGGGTGTGTTGCAAAATGTACTTTCTGTGGTGAAACGAGAATTTATAGATTCAAACGCGGAGAGAAAATTGCTGACGAAGTAATAAATTTACATAAAAGGTATGGAGTTAGAAATTTTCACTTTGTTGATTCATTAGTTAATGGCTCTAAAAACAATTTTGATGGGTTGGTAAATAAAATTAATGAAATCGGACTCGGTGGAAAGATTCAAATTGCTGGTTACTCTCGTGTTAATTATATGAATGAAGATAGGGCACAGAGAGCAAGTGAATCTGGATTCAGGTGGTTAGATTTCGGAGTGGAATCGGGTACACCTAAAGTTTTAGCATTAATGGAAAAAGGAGCTACTGTGGAAGATAATGAATTAGCTTTACATTCTTGTAATAAGGCTGATTTGGGAACAAATGTTAATTGGATTACAGGATATCCACAAGAAAATGTAATTGATTGGGCTATAAGTTTATTTTTTCTTTGGAGAAATCGTTGGAATATTGCTACAATATCTGGTAATCAATATCCCGCTGGTGTTTTACAGGGTAACGCTCTTGATGTTTATAGAGAACGATTTGATATTAAGGGCCCTTCATATGCAGATAAGTCTTTCTTTATGAATGATTGGTTTAGTTCAACATTAGATAATACTTTTATAAATCGAATTGTTAGGTTAAAATTAACACATACATTTATGGATTTGTTAAAATTCTATTGGTCAGGTTGGTATGAAATGAGAAATGTTTATAATTTTAAAATAAAGGATATTGAGAATAAACCAGATTTCCAACATCCTATGGATTTTGAAAGTTATGATAATTTAAATCATCTCGGTTATTGGTGGGAATTAAAAAGAACACACCAGGGGTATACAGATTTAGAAGAATATAAAAAACTTATTGTTCCAACATTTGAATTACCAGATTTGAAATGTAAATATTTAGAAGAAGAAAATAAAAATGCAGAACCAGTAGATAGATTCACAATTTTAGCTGATAGAGTTAGATATCAGGTAAGAAAAGAAATGAGAACTTTTTGTTATGTTTTATATAAAGTTTTTGGTGGGTGTGAATTTGATATTAAGTGGAAAGAGGATTTCGCTATGACAGGTGCTGAAGGAGTTGAATTTAACGTATCAATGGAGTTTGATTGTGAAGAAGATGGTACATATACTTTGAATATACAAAATGATTTAGTTTGTGAGAATTCAGGACCTAGATTTAGAAGAACGATGAATCCAAAACTAAGATGGAATGTAAATATTGCTACAAGACGAAATAGAGATTTTAGAGTAAATAATAGAGATTTGTTCTATCCAATGGAGTTTCAAGATATTTATAGTGAAATTGGTAATATGAACGAAAAGGGTGATTATGATTCCCCCGATTTAAATTGTTATGATGCATTTGATATTGAAAAATATAAAACTAATTTAAAAAGAACTTGGATGACAGGAGTACATTAGAATGGAAACCGTAGGGCAGTTACAAAAAATAATTAAACGACACGAAACGAAAGTTATATATGATGACGATACAATAAAGGTTGTTAGACCATTAACTTATGCTGCAGTAAAGTTGTATGGTTATGGTACTCGAATTTGTATTGCGTGGAACGATGATACTTGGTGGAAATTTTATAATAAGTGTGGAGTTATACTTTATATCATTAATAAAAAATCGGAACATAAGTCTAAATTTTCTAAAGTATTTATGTGGTTACCTTATCCAAAGTTTTTACCTTTATATAGAGATTTTGGTACAACAATTGAAGATGTTGCTTCACGATATAAAGTAGATGATACATTGTATAAACAAATTTGTTTGGGATACTCCAATTCAGTTGATGAAATCGGTATAGTAAAATTAACTAATGAGTTTGAATTTTATGATACTGAAAATGATAGGAATTTTATGCCAGTAAAATTTGAACAAAACAGTAAATTATATTGTTTGGATGGTGAGTGGGAGTTATCTTATGAAATCTATAAAACAATAAAACATAAGTATGAAACCGAGTGGCAATTAATATGAAAATCTTTTTACCAAACTTATTAGGAGATCAATTGTTTCATGCTGGATATGGAGATGCATTAGTTGCATTTTCCCAATTCAATACATTACTTGAAATCTTTAAACAAGATTTAACATTGTATTTTTTAGTTTCTAAGAAGTTTGATGACTTTACTATTATAGAGGAACATTTAGATAATTTTAAAAATGATAGAATAACTGCCGATATGTATGGTACTATAAAGCATATTTACGATAAGTATCATCATCCAGATTTTAAGTGCACGATACACTTTATTTCTACATATGATATTAGTGATGTTTTAGTTTACGAAACGGATAAAGTATATAGAACTAAACATACTGGAGTTATTGCAGATAAAATTAAAAAATATTGTGAAAAATATAAGAATGCACCCGATACATTTCCATTCACACGACATATCCCAACACATCTTCGATATTCAGGCCCAACAGGTAATCCAAAGTGGTGGACAATAGAAGATATGTTGAATGAAGATATTGCTCCGAGAAATATGGATAGTATTGGTGATGATGATTGTATTGTATTACTTGGTTGTTCCGAGTTAATACCACAAGACTTAAAAACTTGTTGGATTAGAATGACTGATTTTAAGAGTAGAGATAAAATAAAAAATATTTTATTATACGATGTAAGACAAGACATAGAAAATATTAAAAGTAAAGATAGGGAACTGCAGTTCAGAAAAAAAATGGATTTGGCTAAAAAATATGTTGAGACGGGTCGCAAAGGTCGAAATTTGATGGACTATTCTGATTTTTTGTTTGCATTGAAAAAAACATTACCATCGGATTGGAAAGATAGGTTATTTGATACTTTATCTAAGTCTGGATATAATGTAGAGTTTTTAGAATATAGTGATTCAATGGATGAGAAATTGGATAAAATAAAAAATACTGATTTAATCATTGGTACTGAGGGTGGTATTTGTCATTTAGCACCAATACATCATAAAAAGTATATGGTGGTATTAAGTACTACTTTTTTAGAACTTTTAGATTTATTTATTACTGATCATTGGAGATTACATATGGGTTCTATCGATGAGCGCGATGCAAGAAATAGTATTTTTAGATATTTTTTATTTTATAAAACTGTTTTATTAGTTACTGAAAAATCTTTGATGAGTGATCCTGTAAAGTGTATAGAGGAGTTTGTAAGAAAGACTGGAATAAGTTCAACGACAAATGTAAAGAGTTGGAGTATTAGTACTATTGATAGTATAGATAACTTTAAAAAATACTTTCAACTTTTAGATTTTAATCTTGATGGAGTTGATATGGATTCGAATCTGAACAATATAAAAAATAATAAATGGAAAAGTTTGAACCCGTGGGCCAAAGTAGAGGAATTTGAAGAAACTGTAGCAGAGTTTGCAGGTTCTAAGTATGCGGTATCTGTAGATAATTGTACTAATGCTTTATTTTTATGTTTAACATACCTTAAACAATCTGTTGATGTGATAATACCAAAGAAAACTTATATTTCAGTTCCACAAACAATTGAGAATTCAGGACATAATGTAGTGTATGAGGATTTAGAGTGGACTGGTGTTTATCAATTAAAACCATATCCGATTTGGGATGGTGCAACTTTATTTGAAAAAAATATGTATAGGGGGGGTTATCATTGTTTATCATTCCAACATAGAAAACCATTATCTTTGGGTAAGGGTGGAATGATATTAACTGATGATATTGAATTCAGAGATTGGGCCCGTAAGGCAAGATACGAGGGTAGAAATTATAAACTTGCCTATGATAATGAACGACCAACTATGAAGGGGTGGAATATGTATATGCATCCTGAACACGCTGAGTATGGAATAAAAATATTTAATAATTGTAAGGATAATCCTCCAGCGAGAGTTGGTAGTGAGGTATATTATGATTTAACTGAACTTGAAGAACTACGATTCTTTGAGGATTTATTTCCACCTACTGTAGATTATTTAGATATAAATGATTTTAGATTCAGTATAGATTATAAATTTCCAGAATCTATAGAACATCACGATGAGTTAAGAACGGATGAAGAGGGTCCAGTTTGTGAATGTGTTGGTGAAAATACTAATAAGGCATTATTTGAATATTTTCAAAAAATAATTAAAAGTGGAATTGACTTACCAGTTTATGTAAATTCAAAAAACCAAGTTGTGGATGGTTGGCATAGACTACACGCTTATTATTATCTTGGAAGAACAGAAATTCCTATATATCGTAATAAAGTATCAAGAACTCATGGTTTTTGTTGGAAAAGAGGAATTGAGGGTAAACGAAGATTGAGACTTAAAACTTGGTAAATTTATATTTATAAGTGTAAAACTACACAGGAAATTTAGATGATTAAATTACAAAATATTATTGAGGGTGTACAAGATAAAGGTATTTTTAAAGCCGTATTTCTTGCAGGGGGCCCTGGAAGTGGAAAAACAATGTCAGCAAGATGGATATTTGGTATTCCAGACAAGTTTAATATCAGTATGAGTGGTATGAAAATGGTCAATTCCGATAAAGACTTGAAACATTTATTAAAGAAATTCGGATTCGGTACTGATTTGGATAAAATGCCAGATGAATTATTTTCACATTTAACTGGAATGTCAAAAGATATGGTTAGTCCACCACAAGATGTAGATAGTGGATTAAGAAAGTATGCCAAAGAACTTACTGCTGCTAGGATGAAATTATATAAACAGGGTAAAATTGGAATGATTATAGATGGTACAGGACACGACTTTCAAAAATTACATTCAATGAAAAACGAATTGGAAGCAGATGGATATGATACCTATATGGTATTGGTTAATACATCATTAGAGGTGGCACAAAAAAGAAATCAACAACGAGATAGAATATTACCACCAGCACTTTTAAAAAAGAGTTGGAGCGATGTTCAAAAGAATATAGGAGCTTTTCAGAATTTATTTAAACAAAATTTCGTGATAGTTGATAATTCAAAACATCTATCCGATAAAGAAGCGGAGGCTAAATTTGTACCATTGGTTACTAAGGTTGTTAGGAAATTTGCTAACATGCCTATCAAAAACCCACTCGGAAGAAAATGGGTTGAAAAACAACAAATCCTTAACAAACGGAGATAAGAGTATGTTAATTACTTTTGATGAAATAATCGAAGTAACTTTAGAACACGAGGGTGGATATGTTCACGATCCGAGTGATTTAGGGGGCGAAACCAATTTTGGTATAGCAAAGAGATTTTATCCTGATGTAGATATCAAGAACCTTACTAAAGAAGGTGCTAAAGAAATCTATAAAAAAGATTATTGGGATAAGAATAAAATAGATGATGTATCTGATAATTTAAAACATATTTATTTTGATATGTGTGTAAATCAAGGTAGAGGAACTGCAGTAAAAATCTTACAAAGAGCCATTAATGCAAAGGGTGGTAATTTGAAAGTTGATGGTGGATTCGGGTCAGGCACAAAAGCCGCATTGGACAAATACACTCCAGAGTTGGAAAGATGTAGAATGTATAGAGTAAAACATTATATGGATATAGTCGCAAGAAAACCTGAGCAGGAAAGATTCCTATATGGGTGGTTTAGGAGAGCATTGTCAGTCTAATGGCTGGAGATTGTTACGCGGCAAATGGTAGGTGGATGATTGGTAAGGATGATTCCTATCGATTAGTTCATGGTGTTGCAATTTTAGCATCCGATGGTAAACCATTTGGACATTGTTGGATTGAAAAGGGTGGTACGGTATTGGATTTCAGTAATGGAAAAGATATTAAAATATCTAAAAAGAAATATTATGAGTTAGGTGAGATACCAGTTAAACCATATAAACTTTATAAATACAAATATTTAGAGGCTGCAAAACTAATGGTAAAATTAGGACATTGGGGGCCGTGGGAATTAAAACCACCGAGATAAATTATGATTAAATTAAAAGACTTATTAAATGAAATATATAGTTTAAAACCCCAAGATTTAGTTTCAGTTAAGAATATGTATGGAGTTTCTGGTTTTAAAAGTAAGATAAAGACTGGGATTGATAAGAATAGTAAATTAGATGATAATATGAAATTATATTTAAAAGATTTAATTGACGGAAAAGTTAATATGAAAAAATATCCTATAGAAAATAAAACTTTTTTTAATGAGGTTGAAAAGGATTTTGGTGAAGTTCTCGGAGCTATTTATGTTGCTAATGGTGGAAGTATTGAATTTCCTACATCATTAACTTTTCCATTAGTTGATTTTTTAGTTCATGATAAAAATAAAATTCGTCAATATTCTGCTAAAGGTGGAAAATCTACATCAAATACAATGAAAATAAAAGATATTGCAAATATAATTGATAATAATACAGAATATCACAGTTTGTATAAAAATACTTTTATTTATTATGTAATGAATATTTTAAATCAATCTTCTGTTAAAGACGCGGCATTAAATTTAGCAGATGTATTGAATATAAGTTATGATAAGAATAAACAAGATGATGGACATGAAAGATATAGAGTTGAAAGGGAAGTAATAAATTACCTTAATAAAGAGATAGATAAATTTAATAAAATGATAAATAGTATTTTGACAATTGATTATGTAATGACTAAAATAGATAGTAAAACTGGTAATTCAACAATTACAATTAAATCAGCAAAGAACATAGGTATAAAATTTAGGTCAAAAAATAATGCACCGACAGCCCATAAACCACAGGGAAGATGGAAAGATAAAATAGGATTTCAAGTAAAATGATTAAATTAAAAAATATATTTAAAAATAGAAATCATTTTATGAATGAAATTTCATCTCGAGCTATGGCAAGTAATGATGAGGGAGAAAAGGATACAGGATTTCTACCAAAAAAAGGAATGAAGAGAGAATTGGGAGTGAATCAAAATAAACCTGAGCCTTGGTATGAAAAGGGTGGATATAAACAAATGGACTTTCCAGAATCAACTCAAATTTATGATAAGAAAGATAAGAAGACACCTATCGTACAGGTAATAAAAAGGATTACAAATACCGGTGAGAAGTACGAGGGATTTCAATCAGATGCTGGAAGTTGGGATAAGTATGGTGATAAAGATTTTTCAACAGATTTTGATTTTGAAGATTTATTAAGGATGTATAAATGAAAACATTTCACATAGATGAACCGAGAGAAATCGGAAAGAAAAGATTAAAAATATCTTCAAGAGATAAAATGGAACTTAAAGATGATTTAACTGAAAGACTTGTGGTAAAGAAGATAAAAGAGATAATTAAAAACGAGTTAAAAAAATGACCCAATTAACAGAATGGTTAACCAAACCACTATTAGAAGGCATAGATTTACCAATTGAAATAGGCGACACCGTTAAAATGGGTAGATTCAAAAACAAAAAAGTTGTTGTTAAATCTATTGATTGGAATGAAAAGGGTGATTTACTTATCAATGGGAGACCTGCGTTAAAATTCAGAGTTATTCAAAAACAACAAGAGAATATAAGTGAAAGAGCAAAACAAGCAGTATCAGGTAGAAAGGTTCATAGATATATAACAGGATTTAATCTTAAACATAAAGGTAGAAAATATAAAGAAATAGATTTTGAGTTAGTCAAAATTGATAATAAAACAGATATGGTTACATTAAAAATCTTGGCACCTAAAAAATTTTTTGGACAAAAAGTTCCAGTAAAATTTAGAACACTTCGTAGAGGCCCATTTATGAAAACTGATACGAGTAAAAAAATGGAAAATCTTAAAAAAACGCTTGACTTATATAGTAAAAATGTTGTATATTCTATTAGTGAGAAAGGGGATTTTACATCCAATGTGATAGAAGATAAATCAAAAATTAAAAAAATCGTAGGTGTATACGGTGGACGGTTTCAACCGTTTGGGCCCCACCATTTGAAAACCTACAAATGGTTAAAATCAAAAGTAGATGACGCTTATATAGCCACATCTAATCTTAAATCTTTACCACGACACCCGATGAACTATAAAGAAAAAGTTCG